AATCGGCCGCCTCGGGCAACACTTGAACCGGGCCAAACGTGACGTAAGGCTTGGCCGTTTCGTCCGGCACGAAATCGTAAACGCGATTACCGACGATCGCGCTCACCCCGGCGTCGGTGGTGATCCGCTGCCGAATCGCCGTTTGCAATGCGACCGACGAGTCAATCATGCCAGTTCTTTTTGATTTCGGCTTTGGCGGTGGCCTTCAAGGCGCGGCGAATGTCGTCCTTGCGGGCGCGGTAGCTCGACCAAAAGAACGGATGCGCGTGCATTTTTTGCGTGCCGAATTCCTGCGCCAATGCGTAGTCGTATGAGCCGCCGCCGAACACGGCGCGCCGCACCCGCGCAACAACCCCGCCGCCGCTTGCCCCGCCGCCGATTGTGGTTGTTGGCCCGCCGGCCCGCACGAGCACGCGCATTTCGCCGCGACCTTTTTCGACCCGGATCGAATCGCGAAGCCTTCCGCGATGCTTGTCGTCGGGGCCGCCGATCGGCACCTTTATGATCATCGAGCCGCGCAACAATTCGGCCTGACGAATTGTCTGCGCCAGGATCGGCGCCTTAAGCTCGGCCGGCAGCAAGGCTAAGATCGCCTGCAATCTTGTGACCGATTGATTGGCCATTATCGCGGTCGCCGTTGCCACACATGGCCGGCATCGACCGAGCCGACCGCGTTGATGTCCTCGCCCGCAAGAATGTGGCCGGCGCCGGCCCGCTCGATTGCCGATGCGGCGGCGTCGATGACGCGCCGATAGATCACGCCGGCAAGAAACCGCACCATGATCCGCCGGTCGCGCGGCGTGTAATCATAATTGCTTGTCATCTGCACGGTTTTCATCGCGCCTCATGTTGCGACGCCGCGCTCGGCGAGCATTTCGAGCCATTGGCCATGCTCGGGCGCGCCCTCGTTGGGATCGATCACCGAACGGATGTTGTAGAGCGTGCCCGACCGTTCATCCTTGGCGCGCCAACCGGCATCGACCCGGCGCGTGCGCGAGGATTGCCGAACCGTGATGTTGACCACGTTGGTGCCGCCGAGCCGATCGGCCAACACTTGCTCGCCGCCGAGTCTCGGCCGAACGTTGGCGGCACAAACGAATTCCGGCGTCGCCGGAAAGGCCGGCCCCTGCGGCACGCCGTATTCCGCGCCGCTCGACGGCGGCGTCGGCCGTTTATAAAACCCGAATTTCGATCGCAGGTCGCCGGCTTGCATCACAACAGCACCGGTGAGCCGGCCGCCAGATTTCCGGCGCCGAGCGTGACCATCGAGGCGGGGTTGGCCTTGTTGATGTCAATGCGGAACGCGCCTTGCATCGCGGCGGTCACCGTGTCAGCGGAACGAATGTGCCAATCGAGTTGGCCCTCGTCGGCGGCGGCCGATTCCCATGACGCCCGCCACGATCCGCCGGCGATCGGCGCCATCGCGATTTGCTCCTCGACCGGTTTGCGGAAGCGGCGATAGGCCAGATAGAGCATCGCCGAAACCGGCTGCGTCGGGTCGCCGTTCACGTCGACAAAGGTCACCGTCCAGACCACGGTCGAGCCGCGCACCACAATGTCGGCGTTTGCCATCACGGGCCTCGTTATTCCGTCCTCGGCGATTTCCTCGACCGTCACGCTGCCGTCCGCCGTGCCGATGCTCACCGAACCGCCGGCCGGCCAAACGCTGACGACGCCGCCGACGATGATCTTGATCGTGAAGTTCGGCACGCCGAGCACCGGCGCGCCCGAGGAAAGCGACGCGGCGGTCAACACGTAAAATTGCCCGAGCGATGGCCTTCCGAGGATCGGCTTGCCGGCCGCCAAGGCCCGCGCCACAAGCTTGTTCTGTTGGACGAGCGTCGCGCTATCGAGGATCGGCGCGCCGGCTCGGAGTGCTACCGCGATGAGCTTGTGCTTTTCCTTGAGCGAGGGCGTGCCGAGGATCGGCGCGCCGGCCGACACCGGGATTGCGGTGAGCGCCGCGATCTGCCGCAACGTCGCGGCGCTGAATTTCGGCAAACCGGTTTTGAGCGAAACCGCCGCCGGGATGATGTGATTTTGCGTCAGCGACACCGCGCCGAACGCCGGCCGGCCGGCGGCGAGTGAGGCGGCAACGATCCTATGGCGTTGCGTGATCGTCGGCGTGCCGAGGATCGGCGAACCGGGCTTGAACGACACCGCCGCCATCGTTCCGTTGATGAACAATTGCGGCGACGGCAGGATCGGCGCGCCGGTCTTGAGGTTGGCCGCACCGATGAAATGATATTGCTTGAGCGTTGCGGCGCTGAATGCCGGATGGCCGGCCGTCAGCGATGATGCCGCAAAGGCATTGAGTTGCGTGAGCGCCGGCGTGCCGAGCGATGGCGAACCGGGTTTGAACGATACCGCCGCCAACACTTGCCGCTGCACGAGCGTCGCCGCGCCAAATGTCGGCGAGGCGGTGGTGAGGTTGGCGGCGGCGAGGCCGTGCCTTTGGGTAAGCGTTGCCGCGCCGAACGACGGCGAACCGGTCTTGAAGCTGACCGCCGCCAATTGCCCGGCCTGGAACAATTGCGGCGTGCCGAGCGATGGCGCGCCGGTGGTGAGCGATGCGGCCGAAAGCGTAATGAGGCCCGACGAAATCGTAACCGTTGGTGACGAGCCGAACGGGCCGCTGTTGGTTAGCTCGGCCCCGACCAGCGCGCCCGAGAATACGGTCAGCGCCGGCGCAACATCGACGACCGGCGACGGTGCGGTGAGGTTCGCCGGAACGATGGCACCGGCCGGCACCAAGGCCGGCACGCCGAGCGTCGGCGCACCAACCGAAAACGAAACCGCGAACAGGCCGCCGAATGCGACAAGCGCGGGCGGGGCGTCGACGACTGGCGACGGTGCGGTGAACGATGCGGCGGTGAGCGGAACAGGTTGAGCGAGCGACACCGCGCCAAATGTCGGCGAGGTCGTGGTGAGATTGGCGGCGGCCAACACATGCCGTTGGGCGAGCGTGACCGCGCCGAGCGTCGGCGAGGCGGCGGCGAGGCTGGCGGCGGCAAGCGCGTGCCGCTGCGTCAATGTCGGTGCGCCAAGCGTCGGCGAGCCGATGGTGAGGTTGATCGCGGCCAATTGGCCGGCTTGCAGCAATTGCGGCGTTGCCAGGATCGGCGAACCGGCCGCCAGGTTTGCCGCCGCCAGCACATGCCGTTGGCCGAGCGTGACCGCGCCAAATGTCGGCGCGCTTACGGTAAACGAGGCGGCGGCTAGAACATTGCTTTGGCCGAGGATGACCGCGCCGAACGTCGGCGCGGCGGTCGTGAGGTTCGTCGCCGCAAGATTATGCCGCTGCGATAGCGAGGCCGCCGAAAACGATGGCGAACCGGTGGCGAGGGCGGTCGCCGAAAACGTGTGACTTTGAACGACCGTCGCGGTGCCGAACGTCGGCGCGGCGGTCGTGAGGTTGGCGGCATCGAGCGCGTAAAACACCGTAACCGCCGGTGCCGCGTCGGTGACCGCCGCCGTCGAGGTCAACGCGGCGGCGGCGAGCGGTGTCTCGCCACCCGGAAGGCTAACCGCGCCGAACGTCGGCGCGCCGGTCGTGAGGTTGGCCGCCGTCAAGCTGCCGTCGGATGCGGTCAGCGCCGGCGCGGCGTCGATTGTCGCGGCGGGAGCGCTGAAACCGCTCGCCGCAACAACGTTTTGTTGAACGATCGTCGCGGCGCCGAACGATGGCGAGCCGGTGGTTTTCCCGGCGGCGGCGAGGCCGATGATCTCCTTAAACGCGACGTAACAACTCGCATAGATCGCCGACACATAGGTCGGGTCCGACGCGGCGGCGGTGCCGGTGACGATCCGGTGCTCGGCGCGACAGCATATCTCGCCGACCGTGCCGGTGGTCGCGCTGTTGCCGTTGCCCCATGCCGTCCACGAGGCCGTTGGCGTCAGGTTGGTATTGTTGCCGACTTGGCTCGCGATCGCGCGAACCCGCAAGCATTCGACGTTGGCCGTCGTAACGTCGAGCGAGGCTGGATCGGCACCGGTGTTGTTGACCAGCGTGCCGGGCGTGCCTTCGATCGCGACCGTCGCTCCGGCCGTAATCGAAAATTTCCGGGTCACCAAAGCGGAAGCGTCGACCAGCGTGCCGCTGCCGAACGTCGCGCGGATAATTCCGCCGGAAGCGAGCCCGCTGGTGGCGACGCCGTACCATATTGAGCTTGACGCACCGGCCTGCGCGGTGAGCGCGTTGGCGATCTGGATTGCCTTGGTAAGCGCTTGGCCGCCGACGCCAAGCGTCACGCCACTGCAAGCGTTATCGTCGCCGCCGTTGGCGATGTTGTCGGCCGCAACGCAGACGACGACAAATTCGCCGGCCGTAATAACGCCCGAGGTCGTGAGATCAAGCGTCGTCTGATTGTTGTTGGTTGAGCCGGTCTGGCCCGGTGAACCGAGATCGCCAAATGCCATTTGGGTCGCCCCTATCAGCTATTTGGCAACCCCACCGTGATCGCCGGCAATGCGAACGTTTGACCGGCGAGAACCGCGACCGCGCCGGCGAGCGTTCCGGCCGCCAGCAATTGCGATCCGGCGCTGTCGACGGCGGCCCAATGCGTCGCGGTGCCGCTCGTGCTGATCGATCCGCCGCTGAATGGCACGGAAACCACGGCCCGGCCCGGCGTCGGATCGGCAGCGGGCGCACCGAACACGTTGCCGGTGCCGAGGTCCTTGAAGCCGAGCGCGAAGGTGCTGGTGGCGTCGGTGTAGCTGGTCGGTAGATCGGTGCAGAGATAAATGCGATTGGCCTCGCTATCGAGCTTGATCAGGCCGGCATCGAGCACGCGATCGCCGAGCAAAATCGTCGTGATGTCGGTCGGCGTATCGCCAAGCCAATTGCCGTCGTCGTCAATGAACGAGGTTATGCCATCATCGTCGGTAACGTCGGTTACGCCGTTGTCGTCGACGAGTTGCTGGCCCATAGCATCACTAAATCTCGTTCACTACGGTTCCGGTGTAGGTCGAATGATAGCCGGCATTAACGGCATTACCCCGGAGGTAAAGTGATCCACCGTTGCCGATTATCAACGAATTGCCGGTGTTGAAAAAATTGAAGTTGCTGGCGTCAATAATCACCTTGCCCCCAGTGATGTTGGCAAAGTTTCCCTCAACCGTATGGTCACCGGCCCGCACCGATAACTGGCCGCCAGAGACTTTTAAGAAATTTGCCTGTTCGGTTCTAACCCCGTTCAGGGACACTACACCGCCAGACATACTTAGCATGTAATCGGTATCGGCTTCGGCCGAAATCCCGTTGATCGAAAGCGAGCCGGCAGAAATCTTATAATTATTCGCGCCGCTTCCGGCGGCGATGCCGCCGCCGCCGATAACGACATTTCCGGTCGCTGCCGAGCCACGAATATCCAGCCCGGCATTCGTGCTGTTGTTGGTGTAAAAGTAGCAATTAACAAACGTGTTTCCGTGGCCGCCGTTCCCTGACCTAGCGACAACCACACTGTAAACAAAGTCCATAGCCTGAAAGGTATTGCCCTCCAAGCCCGCGCTTACGCTGCCGTCCCAATTCAGATCGAGCGCGCAAGTATTGGTTCCATTGATATTGAGACGCATGCTCGACATGGAACAGTTGGCCAGTCCATTGCTGCGAATGAGCGCAGTTAATGTTCCGCCACCCGGCACACTGCCGGTGTAAGTCAGTTGAGTAGCCCTGGTGCCGGACCCGAAGATCATACCGCCGGCTACGTTGGTCAAATTAAGCGTGCTGCCGACCCGGTAAACTCCGTTCGGGAAGAACACCGGACGATTAAGATGCGCGTTCGTCGTGCCGTGTGGTGATCCAGACGAACCAAACGCAGCATCGAATGCGGCCTGGATGGCCGTCGCGTCATTCGTAGAATCGTCGCCCAGCGCGCCGTAATCCTTGACGTTCACAACGTCGGATAGCCTATCGCCCAATAGACGGGCAGCCGTTCCATCTGACGACTTGAACGACGATTGCCTTAGATTGAGTGTCATATGTTCTGCCCAACCGTACCGGAATAGCCGGTTAGGTAACTCGCATTGTCGAAGGTTGAACCCCTCAGATACAACACGCTGCCGTTCTGAAACTTGCCGTTCGTTGAGTGGCAGCCATCGGCAATGAGCTTGCCGAATCCCTCTGAACCGGCGTAGTAGCCGTTTGCCGCGTCGTGCAAACAGCCCTCAGTGTAAAGCGGGCCGCCCCATGCAAGGAATTGAGCATCCTTGCTCACGCATCCAAGGATGGCACATGGATCGCCGCCGGTGTTAATCATGCTTGCGCCGTTGTTTTCAAAGTGACAGGCGAACATACAGATCGCGGAACCGGTCAGCACCGATAGTCCGTGGGTACTACAATTAGTGAACCGACAACCAAAGCATGTGTGATCAAGCGCATTGCCGCTGTCTACAACGCGCAGCCCCCACGTATGATCATCGAAGTGACAATTTACGAACACACCCTCGGAGCACAGGCTGGCGGTGCCATAGCCAAGCAGGCATCCGGTAACGGCGTGTTTAAATCTGACGTTCAAAAACAAATTGCCGCTGCCGGCGTTGCTGTTCGCAAAGGTAGGTGACTTGAAATGATGAAAACATACCGGGCTCGCCGGTGAGCCAGAAAATTCCAGCGTTAAGTCCTCAATTGACGTAAAGGTCATGAAGTTGGCGGTGAGGATGGTTGTTAGACCGTTGTAACCATTGCCATTGCCGCCGGTGTAAAGGATTTTGGTCGCATTCATCCCGGCGCCAACAATGCGGCCGCCGTAGACGTTGGTGATGTTCAACGGTATCGTTGTGCGATAGATGCCAGCCGGCAGCACTACCATTCGATTCTGCTTTGCGCCGTCCTCATTATGGGGCCCCCCCGACGATCCGAAGGCGGCATCAAGCGCCGCCTGAAGCGCCGCCCCGTCATCAGTGGAATTATCGCCCTTGGCGCCAAAATCCTTGACGTTCACAACGTCGGCCAGCCGGGCGCCCCACGTTCGTTGCGCCGTGCCGTCACGCGACTTGAACGCAAGGGCTTTTGGATTGACCATGTCGATCACGCCGCCAATTTCGGCCGCCAAAGATAGATCAGCGACGAACCATCGCCGGTGTACTGTGGCGCGTCGAATTGCAGCGGTGCTCCATAGGTGGCAACATTCGACATAAAGAATTGCAAATATATTCCCGTGGTCGTCGTGTCGATTTTGTAAGTGAGACTGCATTTGTAGAAACCATTGACGGCTGCCGCGATCGCCGTCGACACTATGGCCGTCCCCGTCCCGGCGTGGACGATGTCGCTATCGGTGACGGCGCCGGCTTGAAGATCAAAGATCGCCGTCAAAAACTCGGCCGAGCCGGTCGCCAAGTCGGCCACATTCAGCACCAGATATCGCCTGCCGTTCATCTTGGCATAAACAGAAAACGTTAGATTGGTGTCTGCCGGCATGCCGGTTTCGGAGCGGCTTAAAATATGCCGAGTATTGTTGGCGCTTTCGATCAACGACGACGCCGCGCTGCCGCCGCTCGGGTCTGTCGTCGTGGCGTTGGTAAAGGTTGCCTCGACCGGACCCCATCCGGCGGTCATGCCGGTGCCGCCCGAGGTGATCAGATTGGTGCCGTCAGATTCGGAACCGTCCAGCAAACCGCCGGCCGCCGCCCCGAGCATATGCACGGCAAAGGAAGCGAGCGTGAATTGCTGGCCGCTGGTCACGGCAAGCGAGGCCGCCACCACGTCGGTCGCGAGCAAGCGCGAGGCTGCGCTATCGACCGCCGCCCAATGCGTCGCGGTGCCGGTGCCGGTCACGCTGCCGTTGGTGATCGCAACCGAGTTGACGATCCGGCCGTCGGGCGAGCCCGCCGCCGGCGCGGTGAACGCGGCGCCGGCGCCCCAATTTTTGTTGCCCAACGCAAACGTCGCGGTCGCCTCGGTGTAGGTCGTCGGCTTGGCCGAGCAAATAAAGATTTTATCGCAATCGTTGTCGAGCGCGGCCAAGCCGGCATCGAGCACTTGATCGCCAAGAGTGAGCGCCATCGATCAGAGCCCCGACGTGATCGGCTTGCCGCCGACCAGATTGCTTGCCGACAGCGTGACGTGCCCGCCGTCATCCGGCTTTTCCGGCTTGTCGGGCTTGTTCGGATTGTCGGGCTTATCCTCGGGCTTGCCTTTGGGTTTCGGCTCGATCTTATCGGTCATGGTGTTGCCTCCTATGCCGCCTTTTCCTGAAACCGTTGCGCCAACGCATCGTCGACCCGCTCGACCACGCTCGGCCAATCCAGCACCGTCGGTTGGCGGAAAATTCGCACGCTGTCATACCAGGGCGTTCGCTCGCCCTTGAGGCCCCATCGCCAATCGCAATCGAACGATATGAGCAACCACGTTTCCTTGCCGAGCGCGCCGGCCAGATGCCCGACCGAGGTGTCGACCGTGATCACCAGGTCGAGCGAGGCGATGCAGGCCGCCGTGTCGGCGTAGCCGTCGAATTGGTTGACATGCGCGAGAGAAAAGAACCCGCCGTGCCGCGCCGTCAGCGGGCGAAACAGTTCGTGGTTGAGGTCGCGCGTGTAGGCCCGTTCCGAAAGGGGCGAGCCCTGCCAGCAAAACCCGATCTTGGGCAGATCGCGATCGCGCCAATTGTCGACCATCTTTTGATCGGCGCGCATGTACGGCTTGCAACGAATGTCGTCGTCGGTTGCGACGCCGAGCGCCCACGGCAACGACGGCAACGAGCAATGCTTGGTGTAACGCGGCAGCGTGCGGCCGATGCGACACAGCCGGCCCGGCGGCACCAAGCCGGAAAGCTCGAAAAGCTCGTATTGATTCGCCGGCACCTCGACGAACGCGTTCGGCGCGCGGGCAAACGCTTGCGGTATGAAGCGGCCGAACATGATCGAGTCGCCAAAGCCTTGCTCGGCCCATAGCAACAGCGGCTCGTCGGTTTGCTCACCGGCCCATTTCACGCCGTCGTGCGGCCGATCGCCGAACGGCCGCGTGTTGGGTTGCAGATAGCGCGTCTCGTAGGCCGCCCATCCGGTGCGCCAATTGCCTTGCTGCAATTCGTAGAGCCCGCGAATCATGATCGACGGCAGATGCCCGCTATCCTTCGCAATGTTTTCGTCGAGCAACGCGCGGGCGCGCTCGGTGTCCTGCATCAGGTTGCAGAGGTGGGCGAGCAACGACCGCGACCATAGGTCGTCAGGCTCGCGCTCGACGATCTTTTCGTAGCGGACAATCTCGCGCTGATAAATCTGCGGATCGAACCTCAGATCGGCGACCGGCTCCATGCCGGAAACGGCGATGCCGCTTTCGTTGTGCGCGCCGAGCATGTTGAGCGACACCACCTCGCCGAACACGTTCTTTTTGTGCCCGGCGAAATTTTGCGGATTCCAAAGCATCGGCCGGTGCCAATACAGCCGGTAGCCGAGGTCGGTGATGGCGGCGATCAGCGCCCGGCTTTTGTCCTCGCGGTCGTTTTCGACATAGAGGATCGGCTGAAACCGCTCGATGGTTTGCCGCGCGCCCTCGATCACCTCAAGCTCGTGGCCCTCGGCGTCGATCTTGAGCATGGTGAGCCGATCGAGCTTGAGCCCGTCGATAGGCTGACAGGTCACGTCGAGCGAGCCACCACCGACCTCGACCGCGCCGAAATTGCGATGGCCAAGCTCATCCAGCTTCGGAATTTTCATCAAGCTGTAATGATTGCTCGCCGCCGCCTCGATCACCTCGACCACGCCAGCAAGATCGTTGGCCGCGACGTTGGCACGCAACAACGCGGCGTTGAGCGGTTGCGGCTCGAACGCGATCAACTTGCCGCCCGGCGCGATCATCTGCGCCATCGGGATCGTCAGGCTGCCGATGTTGGCCCCGACCTCGACGACGACATTGCCGGGACACAGCATCTTGCGCATGGCGAGCAATTCGCACTCGCCATATTCGCCATAGAGCAACAGCGAGCGCCCGACATAGGCGTCATCGGGAAAGAACGAAAACCGGCCGTGTCGGCAGGGCTTGGTGACCGATTGCATTGCGCCGCCTTAAGCATTCGGAATCGTGATGTCGAACACGTTCAGGCTAAAACTGTTGCCCGAGGTGACGACTTGCGACGACGACAGCGAATTGTGCGCATAGAACGTCGAGGTGCCGGCGATGATCGCCCACCAATTCGCCGTCCCCGAGGTCAAAAACGTGCCGTCGGTCACCGTCACCGACGACACCTTGCGACCGGTGGCGCCGGCCGCGCCCGGTGCGCCGAACACGCTGCCCGCCGCGAGGCTTTTCCAGCCAAGCACCGAGGTTCCGCCGGCGGTGTTGCCGGCGACCGAGGCGTGCGTGATGGTGGTCGGCTCGCCCGAGCAAATCACGATATGCGTCGGCGCGGTGTCGAGAATGGTTAGCCCGTTGTCCAATACAACGTCCTCAAGTCTGCCAGCCATAGCGATGTCCTCCGGGGTTAAGTTTGAGATTCAGGCCATTGCGGTCCAGATGCGATGCGGGCGTAGCAATTGCTCCCAACCCCACGGCAACGCCGTCACGGTCTGGTCGATGACGACGTTTTGCCGGTTGTCGTAAAGCGTCGTGAGATTGATCAGGATCGCCGACTCGATGTCCTTGGGAAGCTCGCCAACCGGCGGGTCGGGTTGGTTGTCGATGTAGCCGGCGCGAAAGCGGACGCGCACGCCGCCGCTCACGCCGACAGGCCAACCGCCCGCCGCAACGAGCCAAGCCGGCTCGCGCGAGCCGTCGACCGCATAGCCGGCCGGGTCCATCGTCTGTTCGCTCGTGGCGTATCCGTATTTGACCGAGAGCACCTCGATCAACGGCGGATTTGGGATGACGATTTCATCGGCCGGGAACGAATCGAGCACGAGGTCGAACGTCTGGTCGACAAACACCCGGCCGGTGAACGTCTCGGCGTGGCGTTCGGCTGCGGCGAGGTATCGTTGGATGAGATCGTCGTCGTCGTCGTGATCGACGCGCAAATGCCATTTCGCGATCGATAGCTCGACCGCCGTGTAAAGTTGCGGCGTGATCTGTTTGAGCGCCATTTAAGCCCGATACCCCGGCGCGCCGGTTTCGCCGCGATCGCCGCGCTGCCCCTGCGGGCCGCGCTCGCCGGGCTTGCCGTCCTTGCCGTCACGACCGCGCTTGATTGCGAGCCGCCAATCGCCGTCGATCGCTTCCGGCTTCTTGGCGGTGTCGGCCTGCGCAATGAAAACCGATCCGCCGTGCGAAACGCTGTCGCCCTTTCGATATTCGCCGTCGCGCCACACCCCGCGATCGAGCGGGATCGCCGTTTTAATTTCGCGAATGACACCGCCGATTTCGATCACGATGGTGCGGCCGTCGTCGGGCGTCGTGCATTTCATCGCCTTGAACTTTTCGTCGATGTAGCCGCGCACCTCGGCCGCGATCAGCGCCTCGATGACGCCGAGGTCCGACGCATCGCGGCCGTCGCGGCCCGGCTCGCCGCGCTCGCCCGGTGGGCCTTGTGGCCCGCGCTCGCCATCCTTGCCCGGCGGAATTCGCGCCACCGCCTCGGCGAGCTTGTCGTTGGCCGCGTCGATCTTGACCGCGACCTCGGCGATGATCTTTTCGGTGTCGGCGTCTTTGCCATCGAGGCCCGGCGCGCCGTCCTTTCCATCGAGGCCCGGCGCGCCGTCCTTGCCGTCGCGACCCGGTGCGCCGTCTTTGCCGGGCGGGCCGGGATCACCGGTCGCGCCCTTGATTGGCTCGCGCCCTTCAACGGCATCGAGCCGTTGCGCGAGCGGGGAAAACAATTTGTTGATGCGATCGGAGATCGCCGGGCCGATGCCCTCAATGATCGCTTGAATCTCTTTTGGGGTCATGGGTGGCCCTCAAGCGCCGCCATCGGTCTTTGCCGCGTCGCCGGTCAGGTAAACAATGCCGCCTTGGGCATCGGTAAAAATGACCTTGATCAACGTCGCCTTGTCTTTCGCAACAGGTTGATGCTCGTCGTTGATGTAAACGACCTCGGCCGGCCTTCCTTGCACGGTCGCGGTGTCGATCATTTCATTTTCCAAACCTTATCGACCGCGCCGTAAAGATTGCGCCATAGCTTTGCGTTCTTTTCGATTTGCGCTTTCGATGGCTTTGGCGGCGTCTCGCTTCCGCTCAATCGCTCGCGATAGCTGATCACCCGCTCGCCCATGTGATCGGGGAATTCTTTGGTCGTGTATTTGACGCGGGCCATTTCGGCGAGCGTTTCGTGCATCGCGCTTTTAGCGTCGACGCCATGCTTGCCGCGATCGATCCAGCGATTCCACCATTCATAGCTGTAGTCCGATACGCCATCCGATGTTGCAAACGCCATGGTGCCGTGCGAATGCAGCGCCTCGTGCATGACCGTATAAGCCGGATATTTGTCGGCGTAAGCCGGTTTCAAACTGCCGTCGGCTCGCATTACGTCATCGGTCTTGCCGGGTTCGGCCATGATCGCGTTGAAATCCGTGCGATAGCGGTTAAGCGCGGTTTCGTATTTTATATGTTCGATTTCATGGGCGATCACGCCGTCGACGTTGCCGAAATTGACGTTGTTGGCAAAGATCGTAATGACCTTTTCGTCCTTGCCAATTTTGTCGGTCCTTGCCAGCCCGGCCGCTGAGCGCATGAGGCCGTTAAGCTCAAACGTTTGCTTGCCGTCGACGATTTCGATCATCGTCGGATCGAAATCCAAATCCTTAGCCACCTCGTTGACAACCTTTTGCACGTTTTCGTGCGACATGCCTTGCGGATCGCCCGACGGCTCGCTGATCGTGCCGCCGCCGGTGTCGGTCCAACGACCATCGTCGTCGCGCGGCTGATTAGGGTCGAATTTCCGCCCCTTTGCCGCGTCGCCGAATTTTTGATGGTCGATCACCACCAACGCCGGGAAAGTTTTCTTTTTCAAGATTTGCAACGCATCAAAACGGTGCGCGCCTTCGAGAATATACGGGCCGGCGGCGCGGTTGTGTTCCTCGATGACTACGATGAGCGGTTTGATATGGCCGCTTTGTTCAATGGCCTCGGCAAGCGCGTTAGTGCGGCGATCGCGGGTCGGATTTCCTGCGGCTGAAAATGCCGAAAATGGGATTTCGCGAATTCCCTCTTGCACGGTGTAGTCGTCAAGGCTTGCGCCGATCGAGGCGGAGTTTGGAACGTCGTCATCGACGATCAGGCCGGACACTTTTTCGCCGGCAATGGGGAAATCGGCACCGGTATCCGTCCATCTGCCGTCATCGTCGCGAGGTTGGTTTGGGTCGTATCGCAAAAAAGGGCGGGCAAAGGACTCCGATCCATCACGCTCGAAAAACGCCTTCATCGCCCAACCCGCGAGCGTTTGGGTGGCCGCCAGGTTGTCCGGCGAATTGTCGTTGGCGGTTTGATCCTGCGGCTGCGGCGCGGGCTTTGGCGCGGTGCCGAACGGATCGGCCTGCGCGTCGCGCCTTGCAAGAGCCTCAAGCGAAAAGTTTTGTTGTTGAGAGAGCACCGCCTTGCCGCCCGGCGTCGGCGGATAATTCAATTTCTTGCGCGCCTCGTCGGCCGACAGAATCCCCTTGACCGCGTCGCCGAGCGATTTGATCTGCGTCGCCGAATCCATCCGCAACAGGTCGTCGAGGTTGAACCGCGTGCCGTAAACCTTGCCCGGCACGGCGAGCAATCCGAGGCCGACGTTGAGGCATTGCTCGATCGACTCGATGTGGATTTGCAGGCATTGCGAATAGTATTGCTGATTGAGCGCCTCGACGTTGTTGTAAGCTGGCGCGGTGCCGGCGTTGATCATGTAGGCCGGCACGCCGTAAACGCCGGCGATGATGCTGTCGGTCCATTTCAATTGATTGATCACGTCGGACTCGACCGCGTTGGTGCTGATCGGCTGGAACGTGAGCCCGTCGCCCAACACGGCGACTTGGCCCGGCCCTCGGGTTTTCCATCGCTCCCGCAATTGCTCGGCCTTGGCGTCGTCGATGATGTGCGGCGAGGTCAAAACGCCGGTCGGCTGCGCGCCGTTTAGGAATAGCTGCGCGGTGCTTCTTTGAATGCCGGCGGCGAGCAACGAATTGATGCCGGCGGCGTACAACGGCGGCAGGCCGCAAAGCGGATGGTAGAGCGTATTCCATCGATCGTGGATGATTTCGGACGCCGGCACCGCCGGCATGTCCTCGGGGATGCCGGATAGGTCGTCGCGATAAAGCTGATAGTAAACCGAGCCGTCCGGCGCCACGAGCGGCCGCGTGCGCGTGGGATCGAGCACATAAAGCTCGGTCACGACGTTGCGCTGATCGCGCGCCTTGAGCACGTAGGTGTTGCCGCGCGCAAGCTTGCTTTCCATCCAACTCTGAATGAACTGGATTCTGTTTTGGTAGCCGTTCGGCGCCTCAAGCACCGGCGAAAATGCCGGCGAATAGGTCGGCGTCCAAATGTCGTTTTCGTCTTGCTCGACGAGGTTCAACCGCATTTTTGCGATGTCACCGGAAATGAGCGAGATGCAACGAAACTGCGCCCAATAGGACAACGAATCTTCGAGCGTCACCTCGATGTTGCGCTGCCACGCGCCGGTGAACGGCTCGCGCACCACCGGCCACCAACCGCCGCGCGATGACGGCGGCGACAGCGTCGGCGTCGGCCGCAGCGCCTTGGCGCGCGTGATTTCGAGGCCGAACAAGCGCACGGTGCGCTAATCCTCGGCCCGCATGTCGCGGCGTTTGTGCCGGCCCTTTTGCGGCTCGTCCGATTTTTCCGGTTGCTGCGGCGGCGCGGTTTCGGCGCGCATCACCTTGCGAATGGCGCCAAGCGTCAGGGCCTGTCTTTCCGTGGCGTCGAATTCATCGCCTTGCTTGTATTCCCGCCCGGCGCAATAGACGCGCTGCAACGCTTTGACCTTGACCATTGCCCGGCCTCCCTTGAATGACGAAAACCCGCCGGCCCAAATTGCGGGCCGGCGGGCGTTTGCTGCCGCGCGGATTATCGAGGTTGCGGCTGCCGAGTGGCGGCTTCAAGCTGCGCCCGCTGCGCCTCTTGCTGCACCCGTCGCGTGGTTTCTTCTTCGTCCTTCAGCCGTTGCGTTATTGCCGCCTCGTCGAGCGTCGGCGCGATGGTGACACCGGAAAGATATTGCACCGAGCCGGTGCGCGCCTTGACCCACGTGATGAAACGCTCGGCCCTGATGCCGACCATGTTCGCCTGCCACAGCGAAACCATGATGGTTGTCGCGGTGGCCGGCGAGTCCGGTGCGCTGTCCATCTGCAACGACGCCTCGGTCGAAACCGAGAAGTCGACGCCGCCGTCATCGGCCAGCAAGATTTCCGGCGCGTTGATCGCGATGACGAGCCCGGTGGGCACGCTTTGCGAGGCGACCACCGGAATGCCTTCCAGCGTGCCGCCCTCCTTGCTCATGCCGGGGAAATCCTGCATGCCGAATGCGTTGCGGCTCATGCCGATGCCAAGCGCAAGCGACGAACGCATGACCAGCACCAAGCCGTCGGTCGATTGGTTCGCCGTCGCATAGGTGGCGAGCAACGTGTAGAGGTCGGTGCGCAACGCTTCCGGCGTCGTGCCGGTCGATGGAATCGCCGACACCCCGTTGGTCACCGATGCCGGCGACACGCCGGTCACCGCCGCGATCGCCGGGTCGAGGAACGTGGTGTCGACCAGCTTGGTGATGGCCGCAACCAGCGAGTTGCGGATCAGCGTTTCCGCCGACGGCGATGAGAATTTCATCAATTCGACCGTGATCGGAACGATGCCCGCGAGCTTGTGGAAGGCGAGCGACACGCTGTCGAACGCCATCGGACTGACCGGCTTGGGCTTGCCCTCGCCGACCCACGCCGCCACCGCGCCGAGTGTTTCGCGCGGCACCTTGATATTGAACGGCACCCGAGTGAGTCCAGGGATGCGGTTGACCACCGATGCCGCATAAAGCAATTCGATGAATTCGTTGGTGAGGTTTTGCGCCACCACCAACGGCCCGGCCCACGTCGCGTCGGTCGTGGTGCCGGCCGCCACCGCAGCGCGTTCGATAACGTCCATCGGAATCTTGAGCACCGACTCGATGTCGTCGCCCCATCCCTTCGAGCGCGCGATTTCGGCCGGATGAACGTGGTGCTCCTTGGCGAGATAGCGAGCGCCAAACAGCCGGATATAGCCGACGCCCTTCGGCAGCGCTGGCCGCACGGCGATGACCGGCGAGCCCCGCGATTCCGATGCGGCGCGTTGCGTTGTGCCTTGCACGCCGCGCGCCTGTTCCATGTTGCGCTTTTCCGAGGCGCGCAACCGCACCAGATGCTCGTCGATTTCCTTCACCTCGATGTCGAGGCCGTCGTAGGTTTCCTTCTGGGCGCTGTCGAGCGTGATGCCCTTGTCGGAAACCTCGTTCATCAGCGCGTCCATTTCCGCCACCTTGGCGGCGCGCGTGTTCTCAAATGCCGAAATCTGTTCGGCGAAAGTTTGCTTTGCCATAGCTCGGCGGCCCTCCAGGGCCTTGATCACTGTCGTGGTTGATCGTTTTGCCGAGTCGCCGGCGGGGTTTTGCTCGACGCTGCGTTGCGTTTTGCCGGTCGCGGCCAGCAATGCAGCGTCGATCGATTTCAATTGCGTGATGACGGCCTCCGGCTGCGCCGGGATCGACACCAAGGAAAGCTCGAGCCATTCCCATTTTTTGAAACGGAAACCGTTTTCGATGACCTCGATGCCGTCCTCGATGGCGCGAAAGCCGATCGAGACGAACTGCCGAAGCCCATGCTTGACGAAATGCCAAGCCTTGTCGGTCAACCGCTTGGCGTCGCCGTCCTCGTCGATGCGCGTGATCTTGGCGCGGAACGGAATCCCGCTCTTGTTCGGCTTGGCAAATTCGACGTGGCCGACTTGGTCGCGGCTCGAATGATCGAGTAGGAGCGGCATCGGCAATTTGAATTGCGCGCCCAACGGCTCGACCACGTCGCCAACGCGATCCGGCGTCGGCGTCGAGGCGATGCCTTCGAACGTGCGCGTGTGCTCGGTGATTTCCTTGATTTCCAAAATGGCAAAGGCGCGGTTCATGGCGACCGCCTTTCGAATTGATGTTGTTGAGGCGAGAGAGGCTAGATCACGAAAATGTTGTGCTGGCGCCGCGCCGTCACCGGATTCCACGACATGAGGATCGCGGCGCAGAACGTGGCGATCAGCGGATCGATCTTTGCTCTACCGGCGGCTTGCTTGGTGATGATGTTGCCGTTGCCGCGCACCTCGACCTTGGCGTTGCCGACGACCCACCGCATCAGCGCGAGCCCGCCGTGGCTCAACGTGTCGTCGCTTAGCTTGCGCTCGATGCCCCAGATCGCCGGCGATAGCGCGGTGCCCTGCATCAGCCGCCGCAACATCGGGTCGGTGATCCGCCGCGCCACCAATTCCTCGATGATGGTGCCGACGTTGTTCGGATCAAAGCCGATGGCGTTCTTTTCGGGCAGCAAGCCGGCGTCGCGGATTTGCGCCACCACCTCGCCGAGCGCCTTGATGTCGTCGGGCACTTGGCAGAACGTCAACGATCCTTCCGCCTCAAACTCGAGCAAGGTTTGCGAAAGCTCTTTGTAACGATCGAGAATTTTGGGGTGCGCGTAAGCGTGATTCCAGATCAGCCAACGCCGGGTTTGTTTTTCGCGGCCGATCACGGCAAGCCCGAGCATGTCGTCGAGGCCGCCGCCGTCAATGCCGATGGTCGCAACCTCTGAGCGCTCGATGAGGTTTTCCAGCGTCAGCGCGTAGTCCGATCGGTCGGCCCAATAATCGGCGGCGCGCCATGCGTCGTCGGGCAACGCCGAGCCAACCTCGACGTTGAAATGCTGGCTGGCGATCAATTGCAGTTGCGTCGTGTCGTCGGTGCGCTCGGCCTTGGCCAATTCGTCGCGGAGGTAAGCCTCGTCGACCGAGCGGTGTAGGTTTGGATTGACGAGCGGCCAGGTTTTCGGATCGCGCCAACCGCCATCCTTGGCAACATCGAACGGCAATTCGTACAGCACCGGCAGGATCGGCAGGCTGATGACGCCGTCGCGCACCGCACGCGCGGTGTTTAGCTCGGCCTTGAACAACCCGACGGGCGGGTCTTTGCTTTGCGTGGTGATCTGGATCATGAACCCGTCGGGCCGCGACGCGAGCCCGCCACGGATTTCGATGAACACCGCCTTGGCGTCGGCCTTCTGCGCGAACTCGTGCGTCTCGTCGACCAGAATGTAGCTTGCTTTTGAGCCGGTGATCACGTCGGCGTCGGCGGCCTTGATCTGCATCACCGCTTCGGTCATGCGGTGCTTGATCGTGCTGGTATGCGCCGACAGGTTGAAAAGCTTGTTGAGTTCGGCGTCGAGCCGGATGATGCCGGCGGCCTGGTTGAACGCGATCGAGGCGATCTTTTTGGTCGGCGCGATCAACAGCAATTCGGCGGCCGGCCTTCGATTGACGATCGCGGCGGTGACCATGATCGCGGCGGCAAGGCTCGACTTGCCGTTTTTCTTTGGGATCAGCACGAAAAATTCGCGGATCATGCGGCGCCGCGTTGCCGGATCGTAGGCGCCGAAAATCGCCGCCACCAATTCGAACACCCACGGCGCGCAAACCTCGCCGTTGGTCGGCGTGCCGATCACGTCGGGAATGCGCAACCGCTTGAACACCCGCAACGCGCGCTCGACCTCGCGCTCGTTGAGCGGCAATTTCGGGATCAGCGAGCGTTGCTGCATGATCCGCGCTTGCCAATCGGGGCAGGCGGTCGACCACGGCGTTGTTAATTGGTCGGTGGTTTGAGGTCGTCGCCCCATTCGGAACCCTCGCCGGCGGTGCGCGCAACGATCGCCGCGATCTGTTTCTTGCCGACCGGTTTCAACCGTGGCGTATCCACAAGATCACCGTTCGCCCATATCCGTTGAAGCTCGCGCAACGCGGCAATGTTGCCGTCCTCAACCAGCATCCACAACCGTGTGACCATGCGGGCATTGAGCCGATCGCGCGCCGCGTCGACCGAGCGCAATTCGCCGCGATATTTGGTGCGCAATTCCTTCAACGTGCAGCCGAGCACGTTGGCAATTCTTTTTTCGTTCCAGCCGAGCGAAAGCAGCAAATCAAGCTCGACGCCGGTTTTGTCGGCCGGCGGCAATGGAAATTTTTTGTTACGGTTTAATTTTTCTCTCATCGAGGCCCGCGCCGGTCAGCGGGGATCGGCCCTTGAAAAATTTAACACGTCCCCCCCGGCCTCAATACCAAACGCCGCGCTCGTTGATCGATCGTTGCTCGAGCTTTTGCTTTTTCGAATCGTGACATGATCGGCAAAGCGTTTGCAGATTACCGATATTCCAAAACAACGCTTCGTCGCCGCGATGCTCGATCGTGTGATCGGCGACAAGCTCCGAGGTGTCGGCCTTGAGCAACCCACACTCACGGCACGTGAAGCGATCACGAATGAGCACCGTCTTGCGCAAGCGCACCCATCGCTTGAGCGTGTACCAACGCCGATAGCTGTGCCCACGATCAGCCATTTGTAAAACAGCAAAAGCCCAACCTTTCGGTTGAGCCCAATGGATGCGACTAGCGAATGTCTCGCTTTGTGTAGCGGGGATGATCCGCCGCCGAGCAACTTGGTCAGGGGTAACGACGGTTTAGGACTACCGCCGAAAGCCTTCACCTATATTGCCTCGATCTGAGTCGGATGAACGTGGATAGGCACGACCCGACCCAACAGGCCGACGCTTACCACGATGCGGCCGTCATCGTCTAGCCGCTCGATGGAACCAGCGGGCCAACGTCCGAACAGGTCGCCGCAGAACGAAACTTTGTCGGCAACCCGGAAGCGGTGCGCCGTTTTTGGGTTTTCCGGCAAATTCTCGTCGCCCTCGATGCGTCGGATGATTTCGATGTCCTCATCGGTGAGGTGCGCGGGTTCGCGGTTGCCGTTGCGGACAAATCCGTAAACGCCGGGCGTCTCGTGCACCACGTCCCAAGGATTGCCGCCGGCCATGAACAGGTAGCCCGGTATGATGCTGGCCAATTGCGAGCGGCGACCGCCGCGACCGCTTGCCCGAGCGATCAGATAGTTCGGCCAGTAAATCCAGACGCTCGCCGATCGCGCCTTGACCCATTCGGCCGCCGATCGTTCCCGGTTGGCGAACGTCAGCAACGCGAACCATTTGTGCGACCGCAGGATCATCGCCAATGGCCTCGCATTCTGCGGCAGGCTTTCACCCATGCGTTATTTTGCCGTGCGCGGCCAACGACGGCGTTCCATGTGAAACGCCGCCGCCGCATCGAGTTTGCTTGGCCGTCGGGGTGCGGGGTTGCCGCGTGTTTGCCGGCGCGGCGTGCTCGACGGCGAAAACATAACCGAGCTTCCAGCGTCGCGCAATTTTCGGCCGATCAGGGTCGGCACCGGCGAAGCGTTGTCGCTCGTGTGCCGCGCCGTCCTATAGACGGCGTGCGGCTCTTCACATGAGCGCACGCTTGGGGGGTATGGGGGACAGTGGTCGCCCCCCTGTGCGGACCAGTGTGCGGAAAAAACGTCGATGTGCGGACCATGTGCGGCCCCATGTGAAACTGGACGGAACCCGGATCAAAAAAGCTTCGGTTCCGGGTCGGCGTCGGGGTGTAGCCGGGCGACATAAATGCAGGCGTTCCGCTTTGACGGTTTTTGCGCGATCGGGCCTTGCCCGGTTTTGACCTCGCCCGACTTGAGCATGGCGTGCATGGCGTCGCGGAACATTCGCATTCGGACGCGGTAGCTCGAATGCAGCGGTGTTGCTTCGGGAAGCTTGGCGAACACGCTCGGGGCAAAGTTCCGCGCGGTGGTGGCCGGCGAAACCGGAATGTCGTTGTTGTTGTGGAATTCGAGCAATTGCTTGAAAACGCCGTTGGTCGCGCGGTCGGCGGTGGCGCGATCGTAGCTTGTGGCCGGCATGATCTGGCCGGGCGCGAGCGCCAAGAGGCCGTCTTTCCACGACAATTGCAATTTGTCGCCGTGCGCCGAGTAATTCGCTTTCATGGTTTCCAGCACGCGCACGTCGGCCTCGGCCTCGCCTTCCTCGGGCCGGTAGAGGTAGAGCCGCGAGCGCACCGAATTATTCCAAGCCGTCGAGCCGCTTTGGCCGTCGCCCTCGCGCATTCCGGCGCGGCTCGGATGGGAAAGCAAGAGCGCCGCGCAATCGACGCGGACGGCGAGCCCGCGCAACAGGTTGACGCATTGCCGGGCCTGACTTCGATCGCGTTCCTCGACCACGAACATATCGGCGGCGGTATCGAAACCGATCCACACCGGCTTGATCCGCTCGGCCTCGCGCGCCACCGCCTCGAACAGCGCGGTCGGCTTGATCAATCCGCTTGGCGTGGTGATCGCCAGCGCCGACTCCTCGCCGACCAGCGTCACGATATGCAGATCGGCAAGCTCGTCGAAGCCTGCGCCGTAATGCGAGGCGATCCGGTCGAGCCGGAAATGGATTTCGGCGGCGTCGTCCTCGGCCGAGACGAGCATCACCGGGCCGGGCGTCGGCATCATGCCGAGCCAATCGCGGCCGAGCACGGTGGCGACCGCCAATTGCTGCGCGAGCAAGGTTTTGCCGACGCCACCGTCGCCCGACAACAACGTGACATTGGCCATCGGCACGAGGTTTTGCACGACCCATCGCCGGGCCGGTGCCGGCCGAACGAGGTGCACGATGTCGAGGTAGCGCAATTGCCGCGCTGGCGGCGCGTCGGTCGGCGGCGCGTCGGTCGGCGGCGCGTCGGGCGGGGCGAGCGGGAAATCGTCGACCGACCCGTTGGTGCGCGGCGCATCCAAGGCGTCGATGATGGTGCGCTCGACCACCTCGAGCCCACCGAGCGAATTGACGAGGTCGTGCCGCTCGGCCCGCTCGATGAGTTCGTCAATGATCAGCGTTCGATCGGCCCCGTTCCTGACGAAATCCGCGCCCTCGGTGATGCAATTGCGGAACACTTGCGGGCGCATATCCGGCGCGGCGAGCGCAATCATGCGTGACCATAAGCTGACGCCGTCGGCGAACCGGCCAAGCTCGGCCATGCCTTCAAGATCGGCCATTTAATTCCCTAAGCTTTGTCGAAGCACGCGATGAACTCGGCCGCGACTTGAGGCACGATCGCGTTGCCGTAGGCGCGCAGCTTAGATGCTCTGCGCTGTATCCCATGAGCCAGCGGGAATGTGCCGGGCTCAACTGGCCGGGCTTTTCCATCGACGCAGGCGAGCCATTCCGCACCAGTCCACCCATCAGCAATTCGCCCTTGCGTTTGCCGCTCCTGCTCGTCTGCCCGCCCTCCATCGCATTGGGCGTCGGCCACGCCGCGGCTGCTGCGATTGCTGGCAAGTCCGACCCCGGACCCTTCCGGTTCAATTCCTTCATCGCGCCCCGGTGTGAGCGCGCGCCCTTCTCGCCATCCGTTCCCTTGGCCGTGGGCCAAGCCGCCCACTGGATCTCGCCGCGCGGCGTCTGCCAACTCGCCAGATAAACTTGATTGGTCAGCGCGTTCGGATCGCAATCTTGTTGCGCCCGGCTGAAACTCGCGTGTCGCGAGTCTTGAGCCGTTGGCGTTCCCCACGAACCAGCATCGTTGTCGGACATGGGGCGCGCCGACGCTGCAAGCTGGCAGTACGGCCGCCCCGCAGGCGTACCCTTCGTCCTCCAGATCAGCGAAAACAGCGTCGAGCCAACCCCATCCAATCGCCGCTTCAACTTGCTCTCCAAAGACGATTGCAGGGCGGCGCTCGGCGATGAGAGAAAACCACGCAGGCCACAAGTGGCGTTCGTCATCGGCCGCCTTGCCCGCACCGGCGGCGCTAAAGGGCTGGCAGGGACAAGAGCCTGTCCAAACAGGTCGGTCGTCGGGCCATCCGGCGAGACGGAGGGCAACGGACCATCCGCCGATGCCAGCGAAGAAATGGGCTTGGACGTAGCCTCGGAGGTCGTCGGGCCGCACGTCAACGATGTTTCGTTCGTCAACGTCGCCAGCGGCGATGTGTCCGGCGGCGATGAGGTTGCGGAGCCATTGCGCGGCATAGGGGTCGACCTCGTTGTAATAAGCGGTCATGTAACCGGCCGCATCTGACGCTAAGCCTTACGAAACAACGGCAGCAATTTAACGCCCTCGCTCGGCGCGACGATCGACACCATGAAGCACCACAAGGCGAGCGCATCAGCCGAATCGTCATTGCACGGCGCAAAGCCAAGCTCGACGCATCGCCGGAACGTCGCGAGCTTGGCGTCGGCGCTCTTGATCGCATTGCTGCCGAGGAAAAACCGCCGCACGCTCGCGACCGACGCCTCGCGCACGTCGATGCCGCGATTGTACAGCGTGCCCTCGACCATCGCCGCCAAGCCCATCAGCGCGCGCACCGTGGTGGTGTTGGTGCGGCCTTCCATGACACTCGGCGCGAGCGGCGCCTCAAACACCACGAGGCGCGGGTTGTGCTGCGCGTGAAACCGATCGAGCCATTCGCGGCACCCGGCGAAATGCGCGGCCAAGCTGAAACCCCGCCGGGCGAACACGACCGAGCCGTTCTGCGGCACCTCGCCCGGCGCGCCAATCGCCCATCCGGTGCGCGTCACCGAAAGATCGAGCGCAAGGATCGGGCCGTGCAGTTTCATGGCAGCTTCCTTCGTTGCTCGGCCTTTTTGATCCGCCAATAATCCGTGTGCTCGCGATGCCAACGGCTGATCTGTTGCTTTTGCCGCGTGGCGCGACATGGCTCGCTGCAAAGCTTGTTGCGATGGCCGACGCCCGCGAACGGCGCGCCGCAAACCACGCATTTTCGGGTCGTGCGCGCTTTCATCCGCCAAGCTCCTTGCGGGTCGCGGCAAGCTCGGCCACCACCGCGCCGACCAGCGAGCCGGGCGTGCCGTCGGTGTTTTTGGTGAGGGCGCCGGCGACCACGTCGAGCGGCACGCCGTACTGCAACGCCAAGCTCAACAAGATCGCGCTATCTCTTGCCGCCGCCTCGAAATCGGCACCGATCTTGCCGCCGGAAAGGAACACCTCGCCGGGCGAGCCGTCGGCATAGAACCCGATCGTGACCCGGCAATCGACCGAGCGGAAATGCAGGCCGAACGTCTCGCAGGCGCGGCGTTGTGGCAGGGCGCGGCGGTCGGTCATTCGGCGGCCTCGCTCACCTCATTGCCCCAAGCATCCCATCCCGGCCGAGGCGGCCCGCGCCGGTTGAGTTCGATTTTTGGCAGGGTCGGGAAATATTGCTCGATCAGTTCAAGGAATTGCTCGGGCTTTGCCGAATGTTCCTTGCGGGCGATCGTCATCACCGACGCGAATTGGTCGCCCATTGCCGGCGCGGGAATGTCGCCCTTGGTGCCGACAAGCAAAAGCTCGTGGCGATTTCGAAACCAATAGCCGGTCCCGATATGAACCTTGTCCCAAACCGCATGTGACCGATAGGCAAAGCCCCAAGCCTTGAGCACCTCGATCGCAACGTCGAGCAACGGCACGGTGGCCCACAAGAACAACACGCAATCGTCGGCGGTGATGCTCGGCACGTCGCGGGCGGCGATGACCTCGGCCGGGCTTGTCGGGTAGTGATTATCGGCCGCGCGATCCATTCCGGTTTCCCGGCTGTACGGCTCGAACCGCCACTCGGGATCGGCAACAACAACGCCATATCGCTTTGTCGGCAAGTCGGCTTGCTTGCTCGCAAGCTCGCGCTCGCGCTCGGCCCGCCGCTCGGCTTTGGTGGTGGGGCTTTTTGCCCCGCTTTCCGGGGCACTTTTCCCCACGTCCCGACGAATTGTTTTGTGGTCAACGCCCAACACTTTCGCTGCCTGCCGCTGGCTCATGCCGCTTTCAATGAGCTTGGCCGCCGTCTCGCGCCGCGCGGCCACCGTCAACCGCAATCGTTCGTGTGTGGTGTGCCCGCCCTCGACGCCCCAATCGACAAGATCGCGGACGTTCGTCAGCAAGCTTCCGGCAATTTTGGTAAACGCTGCGTCGTGGTCTTTTTTCATATCGACTCCACAAGCTTCGCCAATTCCTCGCGGAAATAATTGTCAACCGCCTGCATTCGTGAAAGCACCGCCATCCCAAAATGATCGTCCAACTCGTCGGCGCATAACGTCATTGGCCCCTTAACCGAGCGGCGGCCGTAGTAAAAAATGATCCGCGCTTGCGCTGATGTTGGATGAAAGCCACGCTGTTCCGCGTAGCTCTTGAGCAGCAATTGCACGCAATGCAAATCGCGCTTGATCTGTCGGGTTTTGCCGGCGTCGTGTAGGCCAAACCCGCGTTTAATTTCATAAGCCGAAATCGTTTGCTCGACGTGGTCAAACACAACGATAAGGTCGATTTGAATCGTTCGCTTGCATTGCCCATAAGGCAACGTCGTCAACAGTGAATCGGTATAGCTTTGACCGTTGGCGATACTTTCGGCTTCCGGCGAAATGGCAAACTTGGATTCGCGCCAAACCTGAAATCGATTGCTGCCCGCGAGGCTCGCGCGTAAGGCTTCCTCGATGATGCGTCCGTGCCGCTTTTTTGCCGATTCAAAAATACTTGTCCGAACCGAATCCTTTTCGCCGAGCAATGGATCGGTCCTGAAATTTGCAACGCGCAATCTCAGCACTTGTTGATCGACAAACGGCCGCATTGCGCCCATGAAATTCATCAGGTCCGCGCCGTTGAGAACGGCCTGCAATGCGGAAATGTCCGTCATCGCTCATGCTTCCGGCTGCGGTTGTTGCTCGCCGTTGTCGCGGACGCGGGCCATGCGATGTTCGAACAGCGGCAGATCGGCGGCGTCGCCGAATGCTTCCGCAAGCATTTGCACCGTCTCGCGCTGGTCTTGCTCAAGATCGGCCAGCACCTTGCGCGCCGCCTCAAGCTTCACCCGCGCGGTGACGAACTTGCGCAATTCCTTTTTCGGAACGCCGCGCCCGTCGGCCTCGTCGTACACCGCGCCGATGCGGTCGCGAATGTCGCGGCAGCGTTTCATGTAAACGCCGCGCTCGTGATCGAGGTCGGAAAAGTAACCCTCGATCTTGTAAACCAGGTTTTGCACGACTTCGGTGTTAAAGCCGTTCGGAATGTCGCTTGCGTCTCGGGCCATCAGGCGCGCTCCCGGTTGCGTGGATAAAGATCGGGCCGGATTCGGTGGCGCGGGATTTTGAGCAACGTTTCAAGCGGCATGACGTATTCCGCCGGCACGCGCTTCCATCGCCACACCGCCGGCCGCGAAATGCCAAGCTCGCGGGCGAGCCGCGCCGCCGTGCCGCGCTCGCGCCGAACCAATTTCAACACCGGATCGAAATCCCGCACGTCCGGCGGGCGGCGACCGTCTCGCGCCATAGCTGCCTCGCGTAATTTTTTGTGACGTGCCGACGTTGTTACGGTTTCACAATACCGTCAACGGTGGCGAGACAACCGGGAACAAGCTGGAACAACAAAGTCTGTAAAAAACAAATGCAGACAAAAAAATTTCGCGATGCGAAGCGTATGGTGTAGCGCGAACCGTAACGTTGTGTTTCTAATTATGGGCGCCGCGCGGTGTGCGGCCCCGGTGCCGACCAATCACGCGAACGCTTTGGTCCAGCCGGGGCCGCCTCCCACGCCCGCCACCAACAATCCCACCGGGGAATTCCCCCATCGACGTTCGTTGTGCGCGCGTTCTGCGCGAACGGGTAAGCCATGTCGACGGTCGAGCGTATCAATCTCTCCCAATTGACCCGCGAGCAACAAAACGAATTGGCGCGCGGCTATGTGACCGGCACCGGCATTTCGGCAACGCCGCTGGTGAACTGCAACCGCTTCAAAACGCCCTTACGATTTTACCACGAGTTCATCGGCGACCTCGATTTGCCGCCGCAAAAAGAAACCGGCGCGATGATCCGGGGCCGCTTTTTCGAGCCGGCGGTCGGCGTCGCGCTGGTCGAGGCGCGGCCCGACTTACGGATTGAAAAGGCTAACGTTTTCCTCTGCGACAAGGCACGCCGGTTCGGCGGTCGGCCGGATTATTTCCTGCACGGCGACAAGCGCGGCATCGGCATCGGCGAGTTCAAGACCGCAAAGCCGTCGGTCTGGCAGCGGCTTTATGGCGAGCCCGGCGTGGCGCCGCTCGACGTGGTGGCGCAGACGCTTTGGTATGCAATGCTGGCCGAGGCGGCTTATGGCCTGATCGCCGCGCTCAATTGCGATCCTGATGCCCCCGCGCTCGCGATTGTCGAGGTGCCGCGCCATCCGGCGGCCGAGGCGAGGCTGATTAGGGCCGCCGAGGATTTCCTTGAGCACGTCGACAAGCGGCGCGAGCCGTCGGCCACCTATGGCCCCGACCGCGAATTGCTTAACGCGATTTATCCACGCGAGCAAAAGGGCGCGTCGATCGACCTTGGCCACGACAACGAATTGATAGCGGCGCTGCACGAGCGCGCCGAATTGAAAGACCGGATCAAGCGGGCCGAGACGCGCTGCGACGAAATCGAAACGCTCGTCAAAGACAAGATGCGCGAGGCTTCGCGCATCGACGGCCTCGATGAGTTCAAGGTCACTTGGAAACTCGAGCATCGCAACGAATACACCGTCGCGGCTCGCGACACGCGCGTTCTGCGGATTCTCGATCGTCGCGACGCATAAAGGGAAAGGGATCAAAATGAACGACGCGCCGAACCCGCATCCGCTCACCGTCATTTCGAAACAACTCGATGACCGCACCGTGACCTATGCCAAGTCGTTGCCGGCGCATTATCCGGTCGAGCGTTTCAAGCGCGACATTATTTCGGCGCTCGCCAGCAATCCCGACTTGGTCACTTGTGACCGGGCAAGCCTTTTCAATTCGGTGAACCGCATGGCCGGCATTGGCTTGCGGGTCGACGGCCGCCAAGCCGCGCTCGTGCCGTTCCGTGATCGCGATCGCGGCATGATCGCGGTGCCGATGATCATGGTGGCGGGCTGGCTCACTTTGTTCCGCAACAGCGGGCAATTCAAGCAAGTCGCGGTCGAGGTCGTGCGCATCGGCGACGAATTCGATTATTTCATCGACAACGACGGGCCGCACGTCGTTCACCGCCCCGCCGGCAGCGACAAGCCATTGAGCAAGGCTTATGCGCTCGCCATTACCAAGGACGGCGGCGTTTTCATTGAGGTGATGACGGCGGCGCAAATCGAGAAGCGCCGCAACGTGAGCCGCGCCAAGGATGGACCGATGTGGCGCGGTTGGTATGACGAGGCGGCCAAAAAGACCGTGTTGCGTTCATTGCTCAAGCTCGTGCCGTTGTCGTCCGACGATCTCGATCGGCTCGACCGCGTCGACGACGACGAGACGACATTCGAATCCGCGCCTTTGCCGCCCGAGCCGACCGAGCCGCGCAAAAAGTTAAGCGTTGCGTCGGCATTGGACAAGCTCGGCGGCGAAGCTCCGGGCGACGTGGTCGACGTTGAGGCGTCACCTACACCCCCGACGGAAACGTCGGCCGCGTCCCCGGAGTCCGATTCCAAGGAACCAGCACCGGATTTGCTCTCCGATCACGTTCGCCGGCGCGCGACTATGCTCGCCGCGGCGCAAGAGCGCGGCAAACAGGCTCGGGTCGAGGGTTTGCACAAGCGCGCGCTGCCGCCGGAATACCGCGAGGCCGGGCGCGAGGCCGAGGCCGAGGCGTGGCGCAAGGGATGGGACTCGTAATGGCGCGACGGCTTGCCAGCGTAACCGACGCGCTCGCTTACGGCCGCAAGCTGTGCGGCGGCAAGTTCAGCCGCGTCACGCTTTACCGGTTGCTGCGACAAAAGCGGATCGTCGGTTATGCGCACCTCAACCGCACCACCTTGATCGACCTCGACAGCATCGATCGCTATGTCAAATCGCTGCCGCTGGTCGATCTTACGGAGGAACGCAAATGAGTGACGACATAAACCACGCAATCGCATTGCCCGAGTCGCGCAAGGCGGCGGTGACCCAGGCGGCCGCGTATTATCAAGAGGTGCATCAGAAAAACGAGGAACTCGACGCCGAGGTGGCGCGACTCAAGGTCGAGCTTGCCGGCTACAAGGTCACCGTCGAGGTGTTGCAAGCGCAATTGAACGATGCCGAGTCCAAGGTCGCGACCGCAATGGCGACGGTCGACCAGCACAAGGCGGCACGGCTCGAATTCGAAGCGCTGTTCGTGTCGTGCCAAGCGCTGTTTCGCACGTTCAAGATTCCGAATGCGCCGACGGTGCGCGAGCTTCAAGAGCAAGCCGACGGGGTCGACCGATGAAAGCGACCATCGAGGTCAAAGACCGCCGCGAGGCCGAGGATATTCGGAACGGCCTTGCCGACCCGACCACGCGCGCCTTTGTTGTCGTCATGGGCGCGCTTTCGACCTTGTCGAGCGACCGCGCCAAAAAGCGCGTGTTGCAATTCGTCACCGACTATTTCGACGAGGAACAGGAAAAAACCTGATGCGGTGGCTCGCGCTCGCGGCGTTGCTGCTTTCGGCGACGTTCGCGCAAGCCGCCGAACCGAAATGCCGAACGCTGCGGGAGGCCCGCGCCATGTGGCCCGGTGTTTATTTGAGTTGGTACCGCGACAAAGAACGGCGGCGGTGCTGGTCCAATTCGCGCGGCCGGAACACCGCGCGAGTCGTTCGCATTCGGGAGGGCGTGCGCGCGATGGGAACCGAACCGGCACCGCCGCCACCGTCGATGATGCCGCTTTCGGCGGCGGCGATAGACTTGCTCGCCGAGCTTATGCGCAAGCCGCCCGAGCCGCCGCCATTTCCCGACGTGTCGGCTTGGGACGCCTGGATTGCCAAGATCGAGGCGGCCGAGCCGGCCCCGATCTATTCGACGTTCGCCGGCGAGCCGCCCGACGAATGGCCGCTCGACGAGCGCCCGCCAGGTTTGGCGCGAATTTGGTTGCTCGCGGCCACCTTGGCGGCGGCGGTCGCGGTGTTCGTCGGCTTGTGGCAGCGGAGGGCTTGGTAATGACGCGACTCGAAGAAATCAAATTCCGTGCTCTTTTGGTCGTGCTCGACGCAATCGACACCGTGTTGCGCGAGGAATTGCAAATCAATCGGAAAACATGGGTGCTGGACAAACACTTGCCGGATTTCCTGCCGGCGCTCGACCGAACAATCGAGGCCGCAATGCGCGAAGTTTACGACCTAATGCCCGAGGCAATCGCCCAACAGATAGAAACCGCATGAGCAAACAGGGAGTCACGCCATGACCATCGACGCGCTCAGTATGGAACGTTCCCGCGATTTGCAGACCGAACTTGGCGCGATGCTCGATCGGTTTCACGTCGCCGGCCTGTCGCCGCAATCGATCCTCGAGGTGTTGGCGTGCGAGTCCGAACTCTGGAATATGCGTTTCGCGCGCGACGGCCAGAAATCGGCGCAAATCAAAATAGCGCACGAGCGCGAGCAAGCATGAAATTCGAACGGTTGCCGCCGCTTGGCCCGTTGCAAACATGGCGGGCGGCGTCCGACGGCTTTTCGTTCGTGATCTGCCACGAACCGCTGTCCCTCGGGCCGCAACATCAGGGCTATACCGCGACGTGGAAAAGCCGCGCGCACGACATTCGGCCGGCGTTGCCCGGCCTCGGCGGCACTCAGCCGGCCAACAGAATCGACGGCGGCCCGTGGCGCACGTTCGCCGAGGCGGAAGCGGCGTGCGAAGCGACGTTGCGGCACTTGCGGAAGCGGCAATGAAAACGTTCACCGCGCAACAAAAGCTTGAGGCCGTGCAACGCGAACTCAATTATCGCCAGCGGGTTTATGCGCGCCGGATCGCCGAGGGTACGATGACGCTCAAAAAGGCCGATTACGAATGCGACGTGATGCGCGCCATCGCCGCCGACTACGCCAAGCTCGCCGACAAGGAACGGCTGTTGTGATTAACCTCATGGGCTTCCTACTCGGCATTGCGCTTGCGCTCTATCTTTGCGGCGCGGCGTGAACGGCCAGAAGAGGTGTTCACATGAGCGACGATCTGATCGCGCGGCTTGAAATCGCCACGACGCCGGATCGCGTGCTCGACGCAATGATCGACGAGCGCTCGCTCGGCGGGATCAAGCGCGCGCTGCCGTATGTGCCGTACTACACCGCGCTGATGGATCACGCGGTCCAGGCCGTGCCGCAAGGTCGCGAATGGGAGATCGGCTCAGCCCAGCTCATCGGCATCTATTGGGCCGCCGTCATCAATCCGCACTTTGAGCACAAGGGGCAAGGCAAAACGCCCGCGATCGCGCTCTGCATCGCTGCGATGAAGGCCCGCAACGAGAGGAGCAAGCAGTGACTCTCCGACTGCCAACGCGACGCGGATTCCTGGCGGGGCTCGGCCTGCTGATCGGCGCGCCAGGCCGACCGGAACACAGGCCGAATACCCGGAGAGATCGACTGGGGCGAGAAGGAGCACAACAAATGATCACGCATCGGTACTACCGGTCCATTGATGGAGTGATGTTTTACAATCGGCCAACGGATTTTCCGATCCGAACCTGTATCGGTTGGTCTGAAACATAAACCGCCGGAAAATGAAATTCCACTCCGCGCAAATCTAGTTCAAAAAATAAATCGGTTGATGTTTGCGCGCCGACGAAAAATTTGCGCTAGGGTCAATCAAACCGCCGACGAAACGTTGGGCGGCAAACTTTCCAGAATGGAGGCACTCAAGTGAGGCGTATCATCCTATTTGCCGTTGCGGTGGCCGCGATCGTCGGCGCACCGGCGGCGCGGGCCGACGTGGTCCTCGGCGGTCTGAATTGGACCTTTAGCGGTGCCGATAATCTGAGCTTGCAGGCGGTCGTGCCGTCTGGAAACCAACCGCAAAACATTCAATGCGTCATCTGCGGCGATAATCAGCCGCAGCAAAGCCCGACGTTCGGCTATACGAACTTTCAAAACCAGGGCAATGCCAACACGTTGACCTATTTTTCGACCAACGTGTCAGGCGGCGGCAACCCTGGTTTCGACACGCTCGGCATCCCCTATGACGGCTCGTTCCTGCGCAGTTTCTTGATTGCCTCGGGTGATCCGTCGCTGACGTTTTCGATCGGCATCGACGTGAACGACAACAACACCGCGCAAACGCTTAACAGTTTCTTTCTGTTGAACGTCACGACGCATACCGTGTTGTCGGCATTCACGACGCCGACGGCGTTGCCGAACGTCAACAACGGCACCGGGTTTCCTGATTTCACCCTGACGGGGTTCAACATCAATGTCGGGTCGGACATTCATGCTGGCGATCAATTGGCGTTCTTTGCGCGGATCACCAACGCAAGCGACGGCCCCGATAGCTTCTTTCTGATTCCCGCAGCGGTGCCCGGCCCGATCGTCGGCGCCGGCCTGCCCGGTCTGATCGTGGCGTGCTTTGCCATGATCGGCCTTGCATGGCGGCGGCGGCGCGCGGCCACCGTCTAGATGCCTAAAACAAAACGGGCGGCCCTTGTTCGGGGCCGCCCGTTTCCTTTTGTGCTGTCGGCGGGGTGCTAGCGCCGTGCCGGCTGCATACCGCGCCGCCGGGCAAGCCACCATCCGGCCAGCAACGCGACAAGCCCCGGCAGGCCCGCGCCGATGACCGGGCCGGGCACCGAAAGGTTCGGCCCGGTGATGCCATCGACGATGATCTCGAACGTCGTCGGATAGAAAAAGCCGTTGAGGCCGTGAAACAAGAATCCGCCGCCGAGGCCGAACGGCGCCGACAGGTTGTCGGTGATCGGGTCAACCGTGTAGCTGAACGAGGTCAGCCCCGGAAACGTGATGTGCGTCGGCGTGGTGGTCACGTAGGTGTTCATCGACAGACCATCGGCGAGGCCGCCGAGGTTCACCGTAACGCCCGCATAAATCTGATGGGGATCGACAAAGATCAGGTCGCTCAGCCCGTGGCCATAGCTGATGCTGGCGCCGTTGATCGTCAGCGTGCCGGCTTGCAACACCGCGTTGTTGAACGTCCAACTGACGTGAAAGGCGTCGCCGCTCAACGTGTGCCCGGCCTGACCGAACACGCCGGTGGTGTCGACCAGCGGCACCGCCTGCCAGCCGAACGTCTCGACGAACGTATAGCCGGCGATCGTGCCGTCGACGTTGACGACGGTGTCGGCTCGAGCCGCCGAGGTCGTCGCCAGCAAGGCCGCCGCAAATATCAAAGCTCGCTTCATGGTTGATGCTCCCGTTGTTGTTTTCATTGTCGTCCTTCCAATTCTTTATGGATAGCCCGCCAAGCCGCCACGCCCTCGGCGCATTCCTTGGCGGTGTTGTATTTCAACCGCACGCATTCGTCGGGCGACACGCCCACTTGTTGCAAAACGCTCGGCGACTCGCGGCGCACCACAACGAACAACAGCACGACGGCGAGGCCGACGATTAACAGGAACGCTTTCATCGCGCCACCGCCTTCATCGGAACCACCTTGCCGGTGCGCTTGCGCATCGGCCCGGCGTCGAGCGTCGCGGCGCGCATTTTGCGCCGCGTTTCGCCAAGGATTTGCTTGGCGTAATGGTCGTTGATGATCTTTGCCGAGGTGTCATAGGTCTTGGCGATCGACAGAAGGTCGACGTTGTTGGCGGCGACTTGCGCGGTGATAGCGGTGTGTCGCAGGGAATACATGGTCGGGCCGTAGCGGCCGACCTCGCGGCCCTTGGTGCGGCCCTCGACGCGCTTGGCGAAACCGAGCGCGACCATGATCTTGCGAAACCCGTTGATGTGATCGTCGTCGCCGGCCGACCAGCGATGGCCCTTCGGGTTGAGCAACAGCGGCTCGTTGCGCGCCCGGCCGGCGATCGACGCGCGCAGGCGGCGGGCAAAGTCGAGCGGCAGCGAAACCGGCGTGCGCACCCGTTCCTTTTTCTTGCCCTTGCGCGACGCCATGACGTTGAGGAACGGGTCGGTCGGATCGTCGTCCTCGAAATGCTCGACGTTAAGCTCGGCAAGCTGCGACGGCCGCACGCCGAGCGCGTTGGCCTCGACCCAAAGCCCGAACCGCTCGCCCTGATCATAGGCCGCCTGGATGATGGCGACCGCCTCGCGTTGCTTGAACGGCTTGCGGTTGACGCTCGCGGTGTGCGGCAAATCGGTGAGGCCGTAGCGCCACGCGTTGCCATTGGTGATGCGCTTGTGATCCTTGCGGGCCGCGAGGTTGAGCGCGGCCTTTAATCCGCGCATGACGCGGTTGACCGCAGCACCGGTGACGCCGCGATGGGAGCGCACCCAATCGCGCCACCGCCGCCAATCGTCCTCGGTGGTGTCCTGCACCGGCTTGGACAACAGATTGATGCGGGTCGCGTCGCGATAGGCGGCGAGGTGGTTGGCCGGTTGCGTGGCGTTCCAGATCGCGCCGCCCCGGCTCAACAGGTCGCCCTTGTATTGGTAGAGCGCCTCGACCACCGTGATCGGTTCGAAGCCTGCGAGCTTGGTCGCGTCGCCGCCGTGTTTGGCGTAATCGCGGGCGCGGGCGAACGCCTGCGAATAGCTCAACACCGTTTCGCCGTTGGCCTGCGCGTAATCGTCGGCGATGGCGAGCCGCTTGCGCGTATTGGTGCCGTCGCCGTTTGACCAGCGGACATGCCACATGCCGGCTTTGTTTTTCTTGCGCGATGGTTGGTAGCCGACGGCGAGGCCGACCGAGACGTTGACGAAATGCGGCTTGCCGAGCTTGCGCATGTCGACTCGCGCCCTGCGCGATGCGAGGTCGACCGATTTCCCGAACTCAAGCTTGAGCGGTGTGTCGGACATTGTCGATGCTTCCTGTTTTGTTATCGGAACATTCCGTTGAGGTGATGCAATTCGAATTCTGGCGTCGACTTGCCCGCGCGATATTGGCCGATCAATCCATCGGGCGCGCGCATTTCAATCAAATGGCCGGGCATCCTTTCCGACAAGGCAATCGCAAAAACTCGCGCGTGCCACTGTTCGGAAAATCGCGCGACGTGGTCGTCGGGGCAGCTAACGAGGAATTTGGTGCGTCTGGTCATTTGAAAAAGAGTCCCGTTTTAGTCACGCCTCGCCCGATTGGATGCGGCGCGTGTGATTTCAATAACGTAGCTACGGGTTACGGTTTCGCCAAGAAAAATCGGCGTTTCAGGTTGTTCGTGTTTGTTTTTTCTGGTTCACGATTGTCGAATTGTCGCTCATGTTGGGCAACGCGTGCCTTTGAAATCATTGCGTTTTTGGCAAAAGTGTCACGGAAAAGGCACGCATGGCCCGGTTTCCGCCGCCGACGCCCGGCCGTTCACTACATTTTGATGACACGTTGGCCCCAGGGCTAACTTGCGGGGAGCCAGACCGCCCCGGTAGCGTAACCTACCGACACGCATTGAATCCGGTGGCGGTGGTTCGATGTCCAACAAGCGCACGCCCAAGCAAGTTAGCTTCGACAAGATCGAGGGCGCTTGGCTCGCGCATTGGCGGAAGCTCGCCGGCAAGTCGCAAGAGGCGTTGGCCGGCCGGGTCGGCGTTTCGCTTCGCACGTTGCAGCAATGGGAAAACGGCCGCGTCCACATGCGCAACGATCGCGTGATCGCGCTCAAGAACGCGCTCGGTGTAGAGTTCACCGACATTCGCCGCATCAACGGCGGCCGAACCATGCCGCCACCGACAGCGTGACAAATGAATATCGATCCGTCGAAGCCGAACCAACAGTTGACGATCAGACCGGGGCTTGGTGGCGGCACGTCGCTGTCGATGCAGCGTCGGATGTTTGATGCCCGTTTCGCCACTCGCTACTTCGTCGGCAATGGCTTGGATATCGGTGGCGGTGCTGACTCGCTCGGGCTTTTTGTCGAATTGTTTCCTTTAATCAAGAACGTCGTGAACTACGACAAGGGGCAGGGCAACGCGCAATTTCTCGACAACGTCGCTGACGGGTCGTTTGATTTCGTGTTTTCGAGTCACTGTCTTGAACACATGCGCGACCCCGCCGAGGCGCTGTCCAACTGGATCAGGGTAGTGAAGCCGGGCGGTCATCTGGTGATCGCGGTGCCAGATGAAGGCATAAAAAAGCCCCGCCGGTGAAGGCGGGGCCAAGGAAGCATCAACGGTCTGAGCTTAGATCACGGCGGCCAGATCAGCAATGAGGTGGCGTGATGGACGAAATAGATCGGCCCGAATACTCGGTGGCGCAATTCTTTCCGAACGATGAGCACGAATATCTATGCCGCTTTGTCCCGTTTGCCGAGGCTTGGCGCACGTTCGATCGCATGACGAAAACGCTCGGCGCGCGGCTTGGCACGACGACGCGGGTCATCATCACCGACGGCGGCGATTGCACTTGCGTCGAGTGGAAATTCGGCGAGGGCCTCGCTTACCCGACGCGGGAAATGCTAGAGGCTTGGAATCGGAAGTCTAGCGTTCACGAATGATGGGCGGCGGTGCCGGTGGATACGGCGGCAACGGCGGCACCTGAGACTCCCGCTGCCCCGTCGTGAAACCCGATGACCCGAACGGTCGGAATGCCGAGCAACAGCGCGACCAGCATGTAAAGCGCGATCAGCGCGACCACGACCATGAACGCCTTTTGCACATTGGCGGGAACCGCTAGGCCCATCCAGCCACAAAACCAAAGAATGACGGCCCCGACCAGCAACAGAACGGCGACGACGATCGCGACGTTGATGATGCCGAGCAAGATTGCGCCGAGATTCATGTGCGACCTCCCATTGTCTCACCGGACGGCGCGCCAACCCCATGTCGACGCGCCGCCCGATGCCTCCGATTAAGCCGGAATGTAGTATGCGACTACGAACATCAGCGCGAGCAAGAGAAGCCCGAGCGCGAGCAGCAAAAACCGCACCTCGCCGTTGGTCACATTAAGTCGCCGGTCAACAGCGCGTCGACGATGGTTTCGATTTGCTGGAATAACAAATCAGCGTTCGGCCGCAATTCCGCTTCCCGACGATTGATCGGCCCCCAATGCTGACGCAAATTGCGCAAGCCGATCGCGGCGCATTCCACCGCGAAGGTTGGGATATGTTTTTGCATTTCCTGAAAAACGTAGCCGTTGCCGCTCCCGTAGTTTTTCCATTCGCTAGATGTGCACGATACGCCCTCCGACCACACGTCGAGGTAGCCTTGCGGGGCCTCTATGATCGGATCGGCATAGCTTTTTTCCAGATTGTACTGATCAAACAGGTTGATGAAATCGGTGCAGCAATTGTGCGCATTCCATGACGTTTGAAATAGCCCGGCCTCGCAAGTATTGGAATCCGTGTTGTTGGCCGACTGATCGCGGCCGCAGCAATGCTCGCCCGACGACTCGCGCATCCCGAGTCCCGTGATCAGCACATAAAGATGGCGCAGCGTGTCGGCCCCGTTTTTGTCGTTGCTCATGCCGAGCGAGCGGAACGCTTGGCTGTACCAAGCCAGCGCATCGACGCCATCATCGTGAGTGTCGGCCTTCGCCATTTCCCAGGCGATCGGATCGCCGAGCTTGAGTCGTGCATAGGCTTGGCCGTAGGCCAACGCCATGCCCTTGATATATCCCGGCGGCGCGCGCCCTCGGTCGTTCCAACTATATTGGGCAACCGGGCTGGCCTCGGCACAATCGCAAATTTCACTGATGGTCGCCGGCAGAAACGGCGGCGGGATCGGCGGCGGATAGGGTGTGAGGTCGTATTCCATGTCCAGCGCCGCCCAAGTCTGCGGGCCGACCTCGCCATCGATCGTCAGGCCGCTGTCGCGCTGAAAATCCTCGACGGCCTTCTTTGTCATGTTTCCGAAATCGCCGTCGACGGTGACGTTCAACACCTCTTGGACCTCGCGGACGTTGTGACCGTAGGCCCCTGTCGCGAGGGAAGGCCGGCGATCGGCGTCAGATACGAATTCAGGATCGGGCGGCGGTTTGGGCTTTTCGACAACCTCGGGCGGGCGGATTGCGCCGAGCGCTTGGCCGGAAATGGTGCTCGCGATTGTCTGGCACAATTGCTCGAAATTTGCCCGATACAAATCCGCATCCGTCTGCGAATCGACGAAACAGGTTTCGATCAGGATTGCCGGCTCCGACGTGTGATTGAGAAAATAAAGGTCGGTCCTTTTTTTGGGGCCTCGGTTGATGACCCCGCCGGCCTTGGCCATCGCCGCGGCAACGTCGCCGGCAAGCTCGTTCTGCGTCAGATAAAGGCATTCGACGCCCATCGGTTTTTGCGTGGTTTGATAGGCATTGAAATGCACCGACACGTCGAGCGCCCGCACTTGATGGTTGTGATAATTAACGATCCGCTCAAGGTTTTCGTTTTGGCTGTGGCTGGTGTCGTCGTGATAAGCCTTAACTTCAACCTCAGCGCCGTCGAGAATTTGCGCCACCCTATCGACCACCTTGCGAGCCTCGTTGACCTCGTCCAAAACACCGGCCGCGCCTCTGACATATTTGCCATGGCCGGACGAAATCACGATGCTGTTATAACCCATCGGGCCAAGCTCCTAGTTTGGTCAGCATGGCGGCGGATTCCATTTTTGGGCATCGTCTTTGGCGCGCAGATAGGCGGCGATGCCGAGCCGCATTCCGTTTTGCGCCCGCGCCGGTTGGCCCTTGTGATCCTTCATCCAATTGCCGAACAGGTTTTGAACGTGGCCCTTGAACGCGGCATCGACCGCCTCGATCGACATGGCGCGGATATTCTCGCGCGCCACCTCGTCCATGCAGATGCTCGGGAACACCTCGGTCGGCTGCGCCTGTGGCTCGGTGCAGCCGGCGAGCAACGGCGCGGCAAGCAAGGCCGCGAATTTCATTAGTCCAGCCCGCCGGCCGAGCCGCGCGTCACGGCGGCGAGGTTCGGCCCGCCCATCTTGGCGCCGCCGGATTGCAAATTGTAATTGTTGGTTGCGACCGTCGAGAACCCGGCCCCGGTGTCGCAGTAAACGCCGATCAACACGCCGTTGAACGTGTTGGCACTGATCAGGTTGCCGGTGCCGCCAAATGTGACTCCAATGTGCCCGGTGCCGGCGACGCAATCGATGCTATTGCCGACAATCGTGCTCGAGGTTGCCGGCCCGAGGTGAATCGCCTCTTGATTGCTCAACGCGCCGAGCGGGCCACCGTCGCCCAATATGAACAGGTTGCCGGTAAGCAAAATTTCCACGCCCTTCAAGTTGAAAATCGCCGGTGAAATCTTGCAATCGAAGCAACAGCCGGAGACGTTCAATTGGTTTTGGCCGCTGCCGGTGTTCGGGCAATAGATGCCGCAACCGGTCTGGAAATTGGTTTGGAAAACGGTGACGCCTTGCCCGGCGCTGTACCATTCAATGCCGTTGCCGAGCGAATTGAAATGACAGCCGGTCAGATCGTTATAGATCGACGCCAGAAAGCTCCCGACGTTGTCGCCCGAGACTCGCAAGCCGGTGCCGTTGTTGAAATCGCCCGGCTTGCCCGACCAATTGCAGCCCCACCATGAGTTAGCGCAAACGTTGTTGACGATTTGCCCAAATTGAAAATACGGGCCTTCGGCACCCTCGTTTTTGCCGACAAATGTCAAGCGCTGGTAGGTGTTGCGCTGAAAGTCGGCGGCGGTGGCGGTGGTGGTGACGTTGAGCCCGCAATAGGTGTTCACCACCATCGCCATGAACGTGATGCCCTCGCAATGAAACGAGTGCCGGTTGTTTGCCATGTTGACGTTCAATGCCGCGAGCGTGGTCGAGGCGCTGCGGAATTGCGTGGCGCCGGGGCCGTCGCCAACCACGCGGATCGCGTACTCGGTGCTGGCGGCGGCGCCGGTCGGATAGTTCAATGCCGCGCCCTCGCACTTGTAGATGCCTTTTGGAAAATACAGCACGCCGCCGCGCGTGCCGGCGAGCGCCGCCATCATGCTCGGGATCACCGACGTGGCGATATTGACGCTGCCGTCGGCGACGGCGCCGTGATCCATCGCGTTGATCCAGCCGCCAAGCGCGCCAGACGGGCCGGGCACGCCTTGCGGCCCCTGCGTTTCGATCCACGGACCCCATGAGCCGTCGGGCAATTGAAAACGAATCTGCGTCCCGAGCACGTCATGCAGCGGCACCGGACCCATTGGCCCGGCAGGACCCCGCGGCGGCAGCGGCGGGAACGGAAACGACCGTTGTGGCGAAAGCGGCGTGATGGTCATGCGGGACGGCTTTCAAGCTGCGCCTTGAGCGCGTCGATTTCGCGCCACATGGCTTGCATCGCGGCAATCAATTGCGGCACCGCCGACGGGTAGGCAATCATCCAGGGCGGATCGGGCGCGTCGGTGGCGAGCGCCTTCGGCCGCGTCGCCGGCGGCGGCGTCACTATCTCGGGCATGTGCTTGACGGCCTGTTGCGCGACAAGGCCGACTTGCTTTTGGTTTGGGTCACCGCCGCGCGCGCTGTATTGCACGACCTGTAAACCCATGATCCGCGATTTGATGTCGAACCCGAGAAGCTCGACCACCGGCGTGATGTTTTCCTTGCTGCGCTCGTCGCTCGTGGTGTTGTATGTGATGCCTGAGCCGCTGCCGACGATGCTGCCGAGCGTGGCACCGTCGTCGCGCAAAAAGATCGAATAGATGCCGGTGCCGCCCGAGGTGTTGTCGTGCACCGAAAGCCCGGCCACGCTGCCCGCGCTATACCATCGCGTGGTGTTGGCGCCGCCCCAACCCGGCGCGCCGCCGGCCTGAATGTAAACCTGCCCGGTGTTGGCGTTGCTTTCGTTGGCGAACACCTGTTGCACGCCGCGAACCGCGTTGCTGACGACCAGATTGTGATTCAAGAAAAACGCGCTGGCGTCGAAATAGAGCGCCGCGCCGGCGTTGCCGAGGATCAGCGCGCCGGTGGTCGGTCCAGACGAGCGCGAAATCGTGATGTCGCCGGTTGCGGTGTCGCCGGCCTTGTTGAGCTTGGCGGTGATTTGGCCAGAGAGCGAGCTTTGCAGCGCGGCGTCGGCGGCGTCGACGTAGTCCTTGCGCACCGCGTTGGCCGCGCCGGGGCCGGTCGGCAATTGCAGATGGCCGATCATTGCGTCGCCTTCCCGCGACACGAAATTGAGCCGCGTGCGAAACGCCAATTGCTCGGTCGAATTGTCGGCGTTGAGGTGGGTCGGGTCGACGCTACTCGGGCCGACGCCCGGCACGGCGGCAATCGCCGCGTTCATTTCCACGGTTGTCGAATACGGATCGAGCGCCAGCGCAATCGCGGTATCCATTTGCGACGTGCTCACGTCGCCGGGATCGCCCTTCGGTCCCTTGGTCACGCCGCCCGCTGCGGTTTCGCTTTTAAGGTAGGTCATAGGTCTTGCCCTGTAGAAACTCGATGCTGCCAACCATGATGACGACCCGCTCGCCGCTCACCGTGGTTCGGGCGTCGAACACATAGACGCCGCGCAAATCCGTCACGTCGGCCTCGGGCGCGTGGATCGCGACCGTGCCGGTTGTTGCGTCCGCAATGGTGATCGACGGCTCGAGCGCGACCTCGGGATGGTCGTCGTCGGTGCGAACTTGCATTTGCGGATCGCTGTGGCCGGTCAGGTCGACGTTCAATTGCAAGGTGATTTCGAACACCTCGTTGTTGCCGCTCACGATCTCGAAGCTTGCCGGTCGCATCAAAGCACCGTTCCGGCGTTGATGTTGAACGGGCCGCGCCAGATTTCCTCACGGCCGGACCCGTCAAGCAAGTCGAACACATGCACCCAATTGCCGATCGGCAACGTGATGATGGTGATTTTCGGCAAGTGAAACGAGAACCCGCCGACCAGCGGCGCGTCGATCGTAATGCCGCCGGGGCCGCCGCCGACCGACGACAGCACATGGATCGGCGTGGCGTAATTGTAAACCGGCAGAATCGTCAATTCGAGATTCCGCCCGGTGAGGTCGCGCGGGCGCGTGCCATCGAGCGGCAGAAACAAGGCGTCGCTCCAATCGGCGTCGTGGAATATGTCGACGCGCACCAGCATCGGCATATTGAGGCTCGGAATCTTCATGCGACCGCAACCTCGTCAAAGTTCAGCGACACTTGCCCCGAACGGCCGAGCGCCATCGCCTTCATTGCGTCTTGGCCCTCGGCGTCGTCGGCCAAGCGCATTTCGCAGCGCGGCGAGGTGAAGTTGACCGGCGCATTGACCGCGACCACCTCGCGCGCCCACGGCCAGAACGTGACGCCGTAAACCCCGCCGCCGATGACGGTCACGTCGTCGATCGAATAGAGCCGATTGGCGAGCGAGAACCGCTGGCCGGCAACCGGCGCGCCGCCCTTGGTGACGTGGATTTGCGCGGCGGTGGCGTTGAGCGCGACATTCGATGCAAGCTCGGCGATGATCAGCGCGTCGACCAAGCCCGGCGCGTCGGCGAACACCGTGTTGTCGAGCTTGCGCTTGCGGGCGCGCGCCAGGTTGTTCGGCAGGCCGGTGACCGGGTCGATCTCCCACGGCTTTGACGAGGTGTCGAACGCCGGCAACGCGACGCTGTTGGCGCGCCCGCGCAATTGCGACAGGAACGCCCGCATCGTGGTGACGCTCGCGGGGTTGCGCATGTAGAACGCAAAGCTTGCCGCCCATCGGTCGTGCAATTGCGGTTGCACCTGTTCGAACCCCGACAGCGATTGGCCGCCCGAGAGCGAGCGCACCGACGGCGCGAACCCGCCGTTGAACGGTTTAAGCGACGGCGGCCAAGCGATCATTGTCAAATGCCAAGCTCGCCAATTCGACCGGGATGGGCGGCGGCGCACCGGCCTCGCCCGCCGTCCAATCGAACGCGGTTTGATCGAGCGATGAAATGCCGATGGTGCAGCGGATGCCCGATTCGCCGACGATGGCCTGAAACGAATCCGGCACGATTTCAAAGGTTTCGTTCACGAGGTTGAGCCCGCCCTCGCTGATGGTGACATGCACGAACCGCTCATTGATGCACGCGAGCCCCGCCATGTCGGTTGCAATGGTGCCCTGCCATCGCGGATTGAATCGCGCGTGCGCCAGTTTCATCAGCCGGCGCGCTTGGCTGTGGCTCTGCACCCACGGCAACGCGATCGCTTTGGTCAACACCGTGCCGCGCTCGGTGATGTCGCCCTCGTCGCGCCACGGTTGCGCGTCGATGGTTTGGTAGTCGTGGTCGGGCGAGGTGAATTTCGCGGTGACCTCGTTGCACGCCAAAAATATGTTGTCGCCTTTCTTCAACTCGGAATATCCGAGAATGTGCTTGTCATCCAGCACCACGGTCGGCGCGACGGTCTTGCCGACCCGGATGCCGATGCCGCCGTCGCCGCGGTGATAGGTTTGGCCGTCGCAGGTCGCGAGAATCGTGGCGAGCACGTCGGCCGGCGCGTCGTCGGCGATGGCATATCCGCCGCCGCACCGATAGCGTTCCTCGCCGAACACGTCCTCGTCGCAAATGTTGGCGGCCGGAATCCAATCCTCGGCAATCGCTGAGGCGGTGAACAGCGTTAAGTCGAATGGCGCGAGGTTGAGGCCGTCGGGATGGCGGTGGAAATCGAGCGCGTGCAGCACCGGATTGTCGGACCATTGCCACGTCGACGGGTCGTCCTTGTCTTGCGCGTTGTCGCGCGGGTCCCAAACCTTGCAGGCCCGCATGACGCATCGCGGGTTGGGCGCGGTCGCGCCGGGGTAAACGTTGGTGAAATTGTTTTGGTCAACCGGTTGGCTCGCCGCCAGCATGACCGACGCCACGCCGTCGCCGCGATGGTTCGCGCCCCAAACCGGGTCGCCGAAATTGGTCACCAAGGTGCCATAAGCGGTTTCGGTCGGAAGGCCGCGCCGCGAATCCATCGCGAGGTGCGGCGTCGGGCCGAGCGTGTAATGGTCGCAAAGCCCCGACGTGCCGCCCGTCAGCAACACGTGATTGTCGTCAAGCCAGAATTCCTCGAATGCGTCGATTTCGCCCTGGTTCAACGTGACGACCCGGAACACGGTCAATTGGCCGCTGCCTGTGATCGGCTTGACCTCCGAAAACACCGTCGAGCCACTGACCTTGACCCGGCCATAAGCGCGCCGCCGCGACGGCGTCGGTTGCCGGGTCGTCAATTGGCCGGTCGACGCCTGCGCCTCGGGCGGTTTCGCCAACAGGTAATTCGCGCCGACCGCGAGCGCCAAGCTCGCTGCGGTTAACGCAACATTGCCGACCACCGCCGACAGCGACAGCGTGGCCGAGCCTACGGTGAGGAGCGTAACATCCGACGCGCCGACGGCACTCAACACGATCAGGCCGATGGTGCCCGGATCGGCCGCCGCCTCCGAGGTGCAGGCGAGCAACAGGATAAGCGCGGCAAGAATTGTCATGCAAACGACCATGCCGCCAGCAACCGCACGTCGAACCTAATGCCGGCAAGCCCGCTTTCGGCGACCGTGACAAAGCCGGTGCCGGTGTAGATCGCGCCGCGCGGCTTGCCGTCGGGCAGCACGATCAACGCCACGTCGCCAAGCTCGGGCGCGATGGTGCGGACCATGCCGGCGCCTCGCGCGAGCCGGTCGAACAAGCGGAGCATGGCGAGCGGGCGGGCGAGGTGCGCCGTGCCGGCGCGGTCGTAGCCGTAGCGATATTCCTTTGCCGGGTCGCGGCCGGTGACGCGCTCGACCCAATCGGCCAGGATCAGCGCGCAATCGTGCCGGCCAAAACAGAATTGCCGGCCGGCTTGCTCGCATAGGAAATCGCGCAATAGCGCCGCGAGGTTGCTAGGTGTAATGCGGCCACTGGTCTTTTTTGAACAACAGAAAAGGAATCCGCTCGCAAAACTTGTCGCCGGGATGCCGCTTGATCTGGTCGGCGTTCGAATACCAAGCGGCGGGCGGCCGACGCCGTCCGCTATAGGGCCCCTCGCAGCTAACGGCAATTGTTCGTGTCGAGGCATCGCGCGTAAGCTCCAGGCTTTTCATAAACCGCAACGCAATCGGCACCGGGTTGCCGTGCAGCGCCCGGCCCTGGAACGGTTGCAGATAGATCGTCAGCGGCCGGTCGCGGTATTCGTTGGCGTTCACCGCCGACGCCAGCACCTCGGCCGAGACGCCGGAAATGCCGATGCGGGTTGTCGGGGCCGATGACGAGAACGACGGCGACAGACCGTCGATATGCGTCAACTCGCCGACGCCCTGCCATTGCCGGCCGTCGAGCGTTTGCAGCGTGCCGAACCCGTTCCAGACCCGCGAGGTTTCCGAGACAAAGTTAAGCTCGACCAGAATCGCGGCGACCGCCTCGCGCGCGCCGATCACGTCGCTGGCGTTGGCCGGGAGCGTCATTGATAGCGCTGCGCGTGTTGCGCGACCGCGCGCACCGCCCGCGCCTCGATCGTGGCATTGGTGGCGCGCAACGCCGTCTCGAGCCGGGCGATCGCCGCCGCGTCGGCGCCGGATGCGTCGATGTTGTAAACCGGCGACACGCTGACACCGCCGCCGGCGCCGCGCGTCAACATGCCGGTATTGGGAACGATCAGCCCCGAGCGGTTGGGCATGAACAATTCGGGGCCGTGCTCGCCGACCATGTAGGGCCGGCCGGCCAGCACCGGGCCGCCGCCGGCCTTGCCGGGAACAAAACCCTTGACGAGCGCGCCAAAAATCGAGGTGCTGGCGCCGGCCTGCGGCGCAAAGAACAGGTCGAACAATTTATCGATGGCTTTCGAGGCGAGCCGGTTGGTGAGGTTGCGAACGACCTCGTCCAGTTTCTTGCCCTGCAACACGAGTTCCTGAAACGCGGTCGACAGCGTCGAGCCGAACTCTTTCGAGGCGGCGTTAAGTTCCTGCAATTGTGCTTGCCGCTGCACATACAGAAGCTTGAGCCGGCCCGCTTGCTCGGCTTGCTGTCTGAGTTCCTCGGTGATCGCCTTGTCGGGAATGAGCCCTTGCGCCTTGGCGGCGGCGGTCAATAGTGCGATTTGTCGGCCTTCCTCTTGCGCGGCGACGCCTTCCTCGACCGTCTTGAGGTGTTCCTTTTCAAGCTCGATCGTTTTGGTGAGTTGTTCTTTCGCGCGCTCGAATGGCTGGCGACCCGCGCCGCCCGTGGCCGAGCTTGGAATGTTGGTTATCGGCCGGTTCGGGTCGCGGGTCGAGGTGCCGGGCGGTTTGTTCTTTGCGGCGTCTTTCCACAAGTCGGCAAAGCCTGCCTCGTCAAACGGCGACGCGCCCTGCGGCGCGGTCATGGTGAGAACATGCAATGCGACCTTGGTAAGCGCGGCAAAAAAGCCGCCGACTTTCCGGGTTGTTTCCTCCCAAATCCGTTCGTATTCTTTCGCGTCCCGCGATACCGCGTCCAGATCAACGGTTGCCTTCGACGCCGCGTCGGCTGACAATTTTATAGCCGCCGCGCCCTGTTGCAGCGACTTGACGACCTCGGGCGGCAATCCGAACGCCTTGGCAATTTCAATTTTTTCGGATTCGGTCCTGGCGTTTTGAATAAGGTTCGCAACCACGCCCAACATTTCGATTGCGGTTGCGGTTTCGCGGGTAAGCCCCTTCATTGCCGCCGGGTTGGCATCCAGCATCCGGGTTAGTGCATTTTCCTCGCCGCGCTGCATTTGATCGGTGAGAGTCGTCAGCGTCTTGAGCGCCCGGTTTGTCACCTCGATCGGCGTTCCGAGCCTTGCCATCGCTTGCTGAAAACCGAAAATCGTTTGGATCGACTCGCCGGTAAGCTTGCTTACGTCGCGCAATTCCTTGAACCGCTCGATCGTGGCCTCGACCGCATTGATGAGCGCGTTAAATCCCTGTTTTGCGAGGCCGCCGAAAAACGTCCCGAGGAACGAGCCGCTGAGCGCGCCGCCCGAAACCTTGCGCTCAATGTTCGCCATTTCGCGCTCGGCGATGAGGCCAGCCTCCTTCAATTGCTTCTCGAACTTGTCGAGCCGCGCCTCAAGGACGACAAGCAATTTTGGATCATCAGCCATTGGGAAGATTCAACTGTGCTACCAATTCATCGAAGCGTTCGGGACTCATTGGCTCGAGCCGTTCGTCGTCCGAGCCGTGACATTTGACCCATCCGTCGACAGCGGCGGCGAACTCCCATAGTGAGCATTCATTGACGTTGGCGACCGTCCATCCCATTGCGGCACCGGCTCCGATGTAGGCCGAGAATCGGGTTCGCCCGTCGGTGCCGCCACCGCCTCGGCTAGTGCTTTTCCCACGGCGTCGTCCGGGTCGCCGAACAGTGCGTTCGATAAAACTTGCCGCGCCGCGATGACGTTGCCGAGGTAGTTCGTCGGCGAAACATATTTGGCGACCAAGCCGAACGCCAATTGTTCCGGCACCCCGCCGCCGATGAGTGCGAGCCGCAACGTTTCGGTGATGTCATCGACGCGCCATGAGCCGTCGGCGAGCCGATCGAGGATTTGCAGCGAACCGGAATTGCGGCTTGCCTCAAGCTTGCGAAGCTCACCAATCCGCAAGCGAAACGTCCGCTCGGCCTCGCCCCACTGACGAGTGGTTGAACCGTCCGCGCTCATGGCGTCGGCACGAACGTCACAACGCCGTCCGATTGCATTTCGACAGCGACGTTGACCTTTTCGCCGATCGCGGCGGTGACGTTGAAGCCGGTCAGGATGAACTTGCCATCCCATTGCCCGCCGTTCGGCGTGACGCCGACGAGCTTGACTTGGCAATTGCGCGAGCCGTTGAGTTCGTAGAACGACCACCAAGTCGGCAACGCCTCGGCGGCCAGGATGCCGTCGCCCGAAATCGACGCCGAGGTCGCGACCACCGCGCGCTCGGTTGCGGCGGCCAAGTCGGGATCGTCGCAATCTGGAACGGTGGTGTCGTTCACGTCCTTGGTGAAGTTGATGCCCTTGGTGGTGAGGCCGCAGGGCGCGGTGAACACCTCGGGCGTTGCGCCATCACCGAGCAAGATGATGAAATCTTTATTGGCGAACGTGGTCGGTCGGGCCATAGCTCGACTCCTTTCGTGTCAGACGTTGCGGGCTTGGGAGTTAGTTGAGCGGTTCGGTCTGCGCGCGAACGGTGACGACCGCGTGCGCCGTAATGCCGTCGGGATCGCGCATGTACTGCGTCGACTCGACGCTCATAATCACGAGCCGTTGCCCTTCATCGAGCGGCAATTCGGCCCATTGCAGCGACTTGGCGATCGCGGCGCCGAGCCGCTTGACGCCGAGGCTATCGGGGCCGTCGGCCCAAGCGTCGAGTTGCGCAAACACGCTGACGCCTTCCGAGCAATCGGCCGCCTCGGGCAACACTTGAACCGGGCCAAACGTGACGTAAGGCTTGGCCGTTTCGTCCGGCACGAAATCGTAAACGCGATTACCGACGATCGCGCTCACCCCGGCGTCGGTGGTGA